TTCTGTCCCTGATTGCGATCTCGCGCACGACACTGTTCCGGTTGGAGCGCGAAAAACTATTCCCGCAAGGTCAGGCGATCACACCGCATAGAAAACTGTGGTTCAAAGATGAAGTGATCGCTTGGCAGCGAGACTTGCAAGACGAAGACAGCGCGCTGTCGCAGAAAGTTCGGTTGCGCCCAAGGCCGAAGCGTCGGGCGCATGGATGAAGATGGGGATTTGGCATGGCGTGGCGAGGCGAGCAAAGGCTTGGCATGGCTCGGCGAGACGAGGCAAGGCAGGCACGGAATGGCAAGGCATGGCGTGGCACGGCGAGGAGAGGCAGGCGCGGCTTGGCATGGTCAGGCGTGGCGTGGTGGGGCTGGGTTTGACGTGGCACGGCATGGCAGGCAGGGCAACGCAGGCCCGGCATGGCGGGGACCGGAAGGCTTAGGCGCGGCCCGGTGCGGCAAGGTTTGGCGCGGCATGGCAGGCCGGGTTTGGCGGGGACTGGCACGGCTAGGTGTGGCTCCGGCGCGGCTCGGCAGGCAAGGTGAGGCTGGGCTTGGCTCGACGAGGGTCCGGCACGGTTCGGCAGGCGCGGCGCGGCACGGCGTGCCGGGGCGGGGCGTGGCCCGGTGCGGCGTGGCGCGGCAGGCAGGCCAAAACGGGGCCGGAAACCCGGTCCGTTTTCCTCTACCGGTCCCATCGTTTTCGTCCTAGGATTAGCCCAGCGTTAGCCCGAGATGACCAAAAAAAGTCAACTATCTGATCCAGCTATCATAATTCCGCTTGCCGCCCTGTTCATGGACGTGTATAAAGGAAAATGAGACCGGTAGAAAAAAGCTAGAAACCCTTACGAAATGGGCACAACTCGCATATCGTCCGGTCTAGTTTTCCATAGCCAGTCTCGCTTTTCGCGCCTGCGATTAGCCGGGGCTAACGGCGAAAAAACAGGACTCAAAATGCCCGTCTACATCGGCGACAAGCACCTTCGGAAAAGCGCGATGCGCAAGACCTACAGCGACACCGACGTGAAAGGCTTCGCGCTCCGGACCACACCGCTCGGCGTGTTCAGCTTTTACTACCAGCACCTCAACGCGCGCACCGGCAAGCGCGACTGGCATCTGATCGGCAGCTATCCGGAGTGGAGCGTTGCCAAGGCGCGCAACGAGGCGCGACGGCTCGCCGGGTTGGTGGCGGACGAAAAGGACATCAAGCAGGTCCGCCGCCAGAAAACCGAACAGGCGCGCGTCGGCGGCATCACCTTCCGCCAACTCCACGACGAGTACATCGACGATTGCCGCGAGCTGGTGATGAAGAAGTGGGGCCGGGTGCCGCGGCTGGAGAGTTGGCTCGACATCCGATCATTGCTCAAGCGCCCGCTGAAATGGTGGGGCAAGTTGCCGCTGACCGACATCACCGACAACGAGGTCATGGCGCTCTACAGGTCTTTCGTCCGCGACGGCCATGTGCCGCAGGCCAACCGCATCCGCGGCCAACTGCACACGCTGTTCCGGTGGGCCGCTCAGCCGCCGCGCAAATACATCGCAATCAACCCGTGCTCTAACCTGCCCAAAAAGGACGACGAGCCGTCCGCCCACGATGACGGTCGCGTGCTCACCGCCGATGAAATTCGAACATTCTGGTACGGCCTCGATGATCCCGACTGTCCCGGCGATCGTCTGTCGAAATTGGCGCTCAAACTTTCGCTGGTCACGACGCTGCGCACCGGCGAGATCGTGGCGATCGAGCGTAACGGAGTTGGACCGTCCACGGTGACGATCCCGTTGCGGGTCGTCAAAAGTCGGCGCAGCAAGAAAGCTCGCGACGTGGTGCAGCCGCTTAACTCGCTGGCACGCGAACTTCTCGGCGAGGTCTTCACCATCGGTGATACCGAGCGGCGCTACGCCTTCCCCGGCACCGGCAGACGGCAGGGCGGCTCGATGCGGCAGCAGACTCTCGCCCACCTTCTCAATCGCAAGAGTCGGGATGAGGCGGGCAAGATGGGCATCAACGAATATCTCGGCCTCGATCACTGGACACCGCACGCGCTGCGACGCACCGCGGCCACGATCCTCGAACAGCTCGGGTTCGACGATGGCCTGATCGGCAAGGTGCTGACCCACAAGGCGCTTGGCCGCGACGCCTCGCCGGTCACGCGCCAGCACTATCTTGTCGCCAAGCCGATCATCGCGCGGCCGGTCGACAAACGGATCGAAGCGCTTGATGCGCTCGATGACGCGCTGCGCGAAATCCTCGCGCTGCGGAGCGCCAAAGTCTTGCCGAAGCCGAAGCCGCGGCTGCTGACCGAGGCCGCGTAAAAACGGGACCACACCGATGCGGACTGACGAGCACATATTACGGATGTGGACAATTTACGATCATCCGTCCGATTTTCCGGACAAGTATGTTGCGCGGCTTTTTGAGGTCGATGCTGGCGGTCCGCGACCGACTGACAATTTCATTGCAGTGTCTGACGTTGAAGAACTTCGCCAGATGTTTCTGGAGCATTTCGCGCTGACCTGCATTTCCCGCAGTCCAGAGGACGATCCGAAAATCGTGGAGACGTGGCTATGAAGGTCGGCCGAGGTACAAGGCTCGCGAGCGAACCACATTGCCTCAACTGCAATGTGGTGGTCGACGGCGCCCGTTGCGTTGACGGAGACGGCAGCCCGAGCCCCGGCGACGTGACGATGTGCATCTATTGCGGGCACGTCATGGCGTTCTCGGAGGGGCTTGGTATGCGCGAGCTGACCGATGCCGAGATGCAAGAGATCGCGGGCGATCCGCGGCTGGTTGCAGTCGGCAAGGCCGTCGGGTTGCTGAAGAGGAGGACAAAGCCATGACCGTTTACCAGTACAACCGCAGCGTCGACACCGGCTCGATGCCTGACAGAGTTCGCCGCCTGCCGATTTCGCCGCAAGGTTTTCCGGTGCCGTTTTTCGTGACGTGGTTCAAAGACGGCAAGCCCTGTGCGCCCGGCGCAGGCGTGCCAGACTTCCGCGTCATCGATCCACTCAAAATGGTCAAAGCCGTCCGCCAGCATCTGTGCTGGGTCTGCGGCGGCGTCATGGGCGTCCACAAATGTTTTGTGATCGGCCCGATGTGCGCGGTCAACCGGATCAATAGCGAGCCGCCCTCGCATCGCGACTGCGCAATTTATGCGGCGCGGGTCTGTCCGTTCCTCTCCAACCCGCGGATGGTTCGCAACGACAAGGGGATGGTCGGCGAGACCGGCGAATTGCGCGACGGTTTGGTGCCGCCAGCGGGCATCCACCTCGACCGCAATCCGGGCGCGACGTGCGTCTGGATCACCAAGAGCTATCGGCCGTTCAAGGAGGGTAACGGTGTGCTGTTCAGTCTAGGGCGGCCCGAAGAGGTGCTTTGGTTTGCGCAGGGGCGGCGTGCCACGCGCCAGCAGGTGCTGGCATCGATCGAGAGCGGCTATCCGGCACTGGAGGAAATGGCCCGGCAGGATGGCGCCGCCGCAGTGACTGCGCTCGCCACCAAGCGCGAAGTGGCCATGGCGCTGGTTCCGGCGTAACCCCCTGTTTCTGGCCATAATACGACCTATTGACATATAGGCCGTAATGACCTATATTGAGGCTGTCAGAAAAAGGACACCTCATGTGGACCACCAAGCGCTTCAAGTCACTCGCCGCGCAAAAGGCGTGGATCGCGGCCAACGAAGGCCGCTGTCAGATTGTGGTGCTGTTCGTAAACAACGGCTACGCGGTCGAGTACCGCAAGCTCCGGATCGTCGGCTGATGGCGCGGCTCTTCGAAATCCTGACCAGCAACGTCGAGAGCTGGGCACAGCTTGGCCATCCGTCGCTGCTCGAACGGTTCGTGCTGCGCAACGGCAAGCCCTACTCGCCCGGACCGCGCAAGGGCCTCAAGGGTCCGGCGAAGCAGTGCTACATGAATGCCGCCAAGGTGGTGATGTGCGATGCTGACGCATCGGCCTATGTCGAGGGCTTTGTCGTCATAAAGGATTTGCCGATTCCGATTCTTCACGCTTGGGTCAGCTACGACGGCGAGACGGTGATGGACCCGACGCTGGACAGCGCGAACCGCGAATATTTCGGCGTCAGCTTTACCCGCAGGGAATTGGTCAGTGAGCTACGCAAGACAAAAGTTTATGGATTGCTCGATACCGGCCGCGGGTTCAACGCCGACTTGATGTTCCGGCGCGATCCAGAACTCAAGGCGATCTGCAACGGCGTCAAGGCTGCAAGAGGTGTCGTCACCCAGCGGAAACTGGCCGAACTGCATACGACCTCTTGACATATAGGCCGGAATGCCCTAGATTGAGGCTGTCAGAAAAGGACACCAAATGGCAATGATCGGCACCAAAGACAAGCCCACCTACTATCGGATCGTGGGTTCGGTCAGCAAAACGGTTTTCGCTACAGCACCGGCTTCCAAGGTTCTGCCTCTCCACAAGAAACTTCAGAAGCAATACAACGGCGAAAAGCTGGAAATCGAGCTGATCGAGGACAATACGACCTCTTGACATATAGGCCGGAATGCCCTATCTTGAGGATGAACAGAAAGGAACCATGAATGTTAAAACTCGGAAGTCAGACCGGCAGCCTGACGAACCACCTCTACAGCCGCATGATCAAGGGTCAGCCGGAGCCGGTGGTCGGCATGGGGGCGACGCTGCTGTCGTGGACGGATCGAGAGGCCGCCACCATCGTCGAGGTCTCCAAGACCAAGGGCGGTGCGTGGCTCATCACGGTGCAGGAAGACGACGCCAAGCGGATCGACAAGAACGGCTTGTCCGAAAGTCAGGACTATAAATACACGCCGAACCCGGCGGCGCCGAAGCGGATGTTCCGCTTCGATGAAGGCAAGGGCTGGCGCGAGGTGCGGGCCAACGGCAAGGGCCGGTTGGTCCTGACCGGCGGCGCCGGGCTGCGGATCGGCGAGCGCGACAAGTATCACGACTTCAGTTTCTAAAAAAGGGAGCAGCACTTGACCAACATCACCCAAACCCACCTTGAGGCGGCGCTGATCGATCAGAGCGCCGCGGGCGCCTTCCATGACAAGACCTACTGTTTCGTCTCTGTCGGCGCCGAGGGAGGCGGATGGCAGCTCGGCGTCGCCGTCGCCAACGAGCCGGGTTATCACCCGATCGCGAAATTCTTCCGCACCCATGACGAGGCCGAAGAATGGGCCACCGGGCTCAACCGCCATATCGGCCGGTCGGTCGGCGAGGCTTTCGAAATCATCGGCTCGACCATGGGCGGTCGCCGCGTCTTCGAGGTAAGCCGATGATGAGTCCGCGTCCCTGTCCCTGCGGAAGCCATCAGGACTCGTGGTGGGAGTACGACGCGCGCGGTATTGCTTTGTGCCGGGTCTGCCCGAAATGCCGAAGCCAAAAACTGGCGCGTTATCGCCCGGAGGTGCTGGCCGATCCGAATTACTACGCCGACGAGGCAATCGAGGAGGGTTGAATGGCCAAGGTCCGCAAAAGAAAGGCCAAGGTCCGCAAACGTCGCGTGATCATCGCCGCCGGTCCAATGACCCACGAGCAGTACCGGCGAGCCCTGAAAAAGCTCGGCCTGACGGTCGCGGGCAAGGCCACCGCCAAGGCGCTCGGGCTCGGCCTGCGCCAGTGCCAACGCATCGCCGCGGGCGACGGCCCGGTCCCCGCGCCGGTCGAGCTACTCTTGAGGCTGTACCTCATTTATGGGCTTCCCGACGATGACTAAAAAAAAGAACCACCTGACCGACCTGAAATCGCTGGTCGAGTTCGCGTCCAGACAGGCGGAGAAGATTTTCCGCCAGACCGGCGTGATCTATCCGATGTACCACGCCATCAAACCAGACGGCGATTTTATGATCCTACCGGCGCCGGAAGGCGACAAGGACACCAGCGTCGGCTTGATCAAGGCTGCGTTCGCCATCCACGCCATCGATCGATACGTCTTCATCGATGAAGGCTGGATTCTTGATCAACGGCTGAGCGGCGGAGCGCCGCTCGATCTGGCTCGCATCGCGCGCACAGGCCTGCGCGATCACCCCGATCGCCGGGAAGTCTTGTTGTTCTTGGCCGAGAATCGCCGCGGCGAGAGGCAGACCGGCTCGCGCTACATTCTGCGCCCCGAGCACGGAAGGGCCTCGTTGGCGCCGCTCAAGCTCGACGACATGACCGGCCTGCAAAGCAGCGGACGGATGATTGGATTACTGAACCCACTACAAGGAGGATAAAACACTTTGGCTTTCAAACTCGACAAGCAGGAATCACTGCGGCGCGCAGGACTGGTCGCCAGCCTGCAGGAAGCATGGGGCAAGATCGAGGATGCCGTCGACGTCTACAACGACGCGGTCGCCGAACTCAAGGGACCGGTTGCGGAGGCGATTGAGGCCTACAACGAGATCGCCACCGAGGCGGCCGGTTTCGCAGAAGACGTCGCCACCCGCGCCGAAGGCGAGTTCGACGACAAGAGCGAGAAGTGGCAAGAGAGCGAGCGCGGTCAAGCCGCCGGAGGATGGCGCGACGAATGGCAGAGTCTCGATCTCGCCACCATCGAACCGGAGTTTCCGGACGATCTGGCGATCGACGATCCCGGCCATGCGGACGCTCTGGAAGGACTGCCCGACGAGGCATCCGAATGAAGATCATACCGGCACTGATGCTTGCGCTGCTGACCGGCGCCGCTTCGGCGCAGCAACGCACCTTCTACGACGCAAGAGGCAACGTCGTCGGACGGTCCGCGACCGACAGCGAAGGCTCGACGATCCGCGACGCGCGAGGCAGCACGGTGAGCCGAGAAAGCACACGCGGCAACGTCACGACGATCTATGACGCGGGCGGACGCACGATCGGACGTGTCTCAAACGGCAACGCAGGCAAGGGAAAGAATTAGTCGTGGCTTTTCTGATCATAGGCGAGACCGAACAAGCTGAGATCGCGAAACTGATTGCCGATGCGAAGGCACATATCCTGCCATTCGACATGGTCAGGCAGGGAGCTATCGACCACACCGACGTGCTGACGCTGGATCAACGCAGACGGATGTTGCCAGACTTCGTTCGACCGCGCAGCGCGCACATGGTCTTTCCGGGCGGCTATCGTGCCGCGTTTTCGTTCGAGCAACAGCCACCCGGTCTTTGCTCCCATCTTTCGATCAGCGTCGAAGGTCGTCCCAAAAAGGGTTCGATGCCGAGTCCGCCAGCGGTGCAAATGATCGCCGAAGCCTTCGGTGTCCCGTTTCCGGGCGATAAGGCATGGATGGAAGAATACGAGCCCGGCGAATACGCAATCAACATGGTGTCGCTAGTTGATAAGGCTTGAAGCGCAACCAGACTGGCTTTAGGTTCGCGCATCGCAACAGAGCAAGAAGGGGGCAGTCCTGATGCCCAAGACATTTCCAATTATGATCGAGGTCGAAGAGATTGCGCTGGGACCGGTGCTTCGCCGACTCAACGAAATGCCGGGGATTGCAAAGCTGCATCTCGACTTGGGTCACGGCGGCGCGGGCAAGGACAGGCCCGAGCAAGGCGCGAGCCATGCGGTGGCCAAGGCTTCGGCCTCCAGCCTCGATGAGGCCGCTGTCAAGCTGCTGGCCGGTGGGCCAATGCATATCCGCGCAATCAGCGCAGGCCTCGGCGGCGCACGATCGCGCGCCTACGGCGTGATGACCCGGTTGCGCGTCAAGGGCCTCGCTCAACCCGGCGACGGTCCCGGAATGCATCAGCTCACAAGCAAGGGCGTCAAAAGCAATGGCGCCACGAACGGCGCCACGCCACCTCAAGTGACGCACGGCCCGAAAGGACGCGCCACGCCGGGCTCTGGCAACCGCGCATTGCTCGCCGGAATTGAGGCGGGTGCGGTTACGACGTCGGCGCTGCGCGATTATCTCGCCAGCGCTGGCATGTCGTCGAAGAGCATTCCCGGTGTGATCGTTCGCGCGAAACGCGACGGCCTAATCAAGATGGGCGGCGACGGTTACGAACTGACGGCGAAGGGACAAAAGACCAATGGAGTAGCGAACCATGGCTAGAGGTTTTTTGCGCATCTATCGCACCTACTCCTATATCGACAAGAATCCGGTGATCGATAAGGTTCGAACGCTGGTGCAGGACGAAGGCCTGTTCAAGAAGCTCGGCATCGTTCACGAACTCTCCGGCGTCGCGGTCACGACGCTGGATAATTGGTTCAATGGCGCCACGCGCTCGCCGCAACACGCCACCATCGCTGCGGTGGTCACCTCGCTCGGCTACGAAGAACAATTCGTCAAGACAAAGAGTCTCGACATCGAAGCTGAACGCAAGGTGGCGGCGGCTTGGCTGCAAAAGCAGGAGAAGAAGAGCAAAGTGGCGCCTCCTGCAAAGACGAACGGGCACCGCAAGGCAAGGAAGAAGCGTTAAAAGGAGAACTGAACTTGGTTACTATCGAGATGGATATGCAAGCGCTGGACCTGCGCGAGAAGCTGGCGCACATCGATCAAATGCTCGCCGACCATGATCGCAAGCGGCAGGAAATCCGCTATGCACCATGGATGCTGCTCGCCTCCGGGATGACAACAGGAGCTGCTTTGTTCGCGTCAGGCGCTGCGTTCTTCAAGCTGTTCGGTGGATAATGCGTCACCGCGGTGATTGCCAGCTCTGTGCCTAGTGCCGGTGAAAAAGCCCGCGGGTACGGCATGCCAGTTCCAGAAATTTCACCGATAAGGACAGGCAATGAGCAAGATTTTCACCGTCGCCCATGTGCCGGAGGAGCTGGAGCAAAAATGGCTACAGCATCTGCGCGATTTCGACACCGCGCATCCCGGCTGCCATTTCGAGGTCGGCATCGATGGCCCGGAGACCAGCGTCGCCGACATGGTCAAGCGCATGACGGTCGAGCCGGGCCTGACCTTTACCAAGATTTTCGAGCGGGCGAAATGGAGCAAGCCGTGACAAGCCTTGCGATATGGACCGTCTACGACCACCCGCGCGATTATCCCGACAAAATTGTCGCGCGACGCTGGGATGTCGATTACGACGGTGCGAAGCCAACGTCCAGCATCATCGTCGGACCCGATCTGCAAACGCTGCGCGACATTCTCGAATTCGAGATGCACCTGACATGCCTTGCGCGCTTGCCGGAAGATGATCCGAAGATCGTGGAGACGTGGCTATGAAACGAGAATGCGGTGATTGCCAGCTCTGTTGCAAACTGGTGCCGGTGGTGCCGCTGCAAAAGCCCGCGGGTACGGCATGCCAGTTCCAGAAATTTCACAAGGGCTGCACCGTCTACAACAAGCCAGCAATGCCTCCGGAATGTTCGCTGTGGAATTGCCGCTGGCTGATCGACGATGACACCAGCGAACTGTCGCGCCCGGACCGCTCACACTACGTGATCGATGTCATGCCAGACTTCATCACCATCTCGAACGAGGACGGCTCGACACAGAACATTCAGGTGGCGCAGATTTGGGTCGATCCGAAACATCCCGATGCCCACCGCGATCCGGCGCTGCGACGCTGGATGGTTCGCCGCGCCGAAGAGGGCATCGCCTGCTTGATCCGGTTCAATTCGCGGAATGGGTTCGCGATCTTTGCGCCGCCGTTTGATGTCAACGGTCAATGGCACGAGATCGAGAGCGGCATGAAGCCGGGGCCAACGCATACGCTGACCGAAGTCGCGGCAGCGCTGGGCGGGAGCTTCATGCCGTGACTGACCGCCCATGGGAAAACGAACCGGACAGCCTCACTTTTGAGGCCGAGGGCCTGCCCTGCGCGATGCGCCGCGGCGTTTATGGTGTGTGGTGCGGCTATGTCGGCGTCGGCCCGGAGCATCCGCTGTTCGGCCTGCCCTATAACCATCCGCTGAAATTGCCGCCGGGGTGGTTTGCGGCTCGCAAGCCATTTCCGGGCAGCGGCTCGATCGACATTATGCTTCATGCATTGGGCGGCAAGCCACTTGAAGAGAGCTGCCAGATCAGTCTCGCCCTTGAGGTCCATGGCGGCGTCAGTTTCGCAGGCGTGCCGGAGGGCGCATCGGACGCACACTGGTGGTTCGGCTTCGATTGCGCCCATGCGGGTGACTATCTGCCCCGCGAAAACCGTGTCCAAACATTTATAAGCGAGATGATCGAGTCGATGCCGAAAGAAGCGCGCGAGACCATGCGCAGAATCATGAACAAGCCGCGAGTTTATCGCGACCAGCAGTATGTCGTCAGCGAGTGCCAGTCGCTCGCTGCCCAACTGATCGCCATCGTCAAGGTGATCGAGCAACAGCAACACAACCAGAGGAGCCGTTGATGGCAAAAGCGAAACGAAAAATCGACCCGCGCACGAAAACCGACGTCGACGCCACGATAGGCGTGCGCGTGCGAACCCGCCGCGTGGAGCGCCAAATGTCACAAGACGTTCTCGGCAAGGCCCTCGGCATCTCGTTTCAGCAGGTGCAGAAATACGAGAAGGGCGCCAACCGCATCACCATGTCGCGGCTGCAGAAGATCGCCGAACTGCTGGATGTGCCGATCACCTATTTCTATGGCGACGGCAATCCGGTGCGCAAAACAGAGGTTGACACGCTACTGTCGGGGCATGACGCGGCCACGATGCGGCTGTTGCGCGCCTACGCCGACATCAAGAATCGGGACACAGCGCACGCAGTGGTGACGCTGACTGAACTGATCGCCGGTGAATGATGGTCAAAATCGAAACATTGGTTCACGCCGAACCCAACGAGGCGCCGATCGAGGAGCTGTTTGCCTTTCTCTCGATCGACGAGACCGGCGAAGGCATCTGCGCCGCCATCCTCCCGGAGGTTGGCTCGACGCCATTGATCACGTCGAAGGCGCGCGTCGCGGAGTTGATGAAGGACAAGGCGCAAGAGATCGCCTCGCTGGCGGGCAAGCCGGTGCGGCTGGTCCGGTTCACGCGCGCCGATGTGGTGTGGAAAAGTCGAGCTTAACTGACGCAAGCTCCATTTTTGGTTGCGCACCATAATCATCGCGTCAGAGCAACTTTCAAAATTATTTTCGTCAATGATTTCGGTCGCGATCGGCGCGTAAGTCATTGACGCGCGCAACTCGCTCAGCAGTTGTATGTGTTTTATGCTAATATGTCCGTGCGAGTGGGGAAAAGCTCCACGCGCGGGTTGTTTGAAAATGTAAATCAGAAAGGACACGACAATGGCTAAGAAGCCAACGCTCGACCATGTGACGCTTGCAATTGCACGATGGCAGACACGACTGCGACGTGCGGTTCGCATGATCGAGAAACTTGAGAAGCAGCGAAAGCGAATCGAGAAGGCCGCCGCCGCCAATTTCACGGCAATGGTACAGTCCCGGCGCAGTCCGCCGCGACCTGCTGCCATTCGAGAGGCGGCGCACGACCAGCGGATCGGCAAGCTCATCACCGAGACGATCGCAGATCAGGGTCTGAGCCCCAAGCCCGAGCGCAAGCCAGAGCCCGCGCCGGTCGCCGCGATCGACACCTCGATCCCGGACTTCCTGCAACGCAAGAAGCTCGATCCGGTCGCGGAGCAAATCCTGCAGGAGCAGCAGGACCTCAAGCGCCGGAAGTCGGCCGGTCGCATCGCCAAGATGAAGGCGAAGGCGAAGGGCGATCTGAAAAAGATGCCGCTGACTGGCAAGGCCGCGCTCGACGCGATCCGCGGCACATAAAAAAACCCCGGAGTGATCCGGGGTCAGAAGCGAAGTAGGATTTGAACTGACTAGCAGAAAGAGGCCGCTCTGGGCAACCGGGGCGGCCTTTTTATGTCTTGGGAACCCGGCGGCGGCTTCGGGTGCCTGATCCAGCGATCCAAGGCCGCCGCGATCTTCCGGCGTCGCTCCTCGCACCCCCGACAACGGAGATTGATCTTTCTGGCCAGCGACTTACCTATGCGAGTCATGAAACTGGTCTGCGCCTCCTGTCACCGCCACTGGACCCCGAAAAGGCGCCAGAAGCGGACCGATTCCTGCCCGGCCTGTCGGCACCTGCACCTGAGTGAGGCGCAGCGCCGGGTCTGGCACCGCAGGCGATTGCTGGCCCCTACAGGGCCGGTCCCGGAGCCCGGACCCTACCTAGCGGCCGATCTCGATCGGCTCATGGCGGAGGCCGACAGGGCGGCTGCCAAGGCCTTGGAGGCCGCCCTTTCGATCACCCGGCGTCGCCTCTAAGGCGCGCTTCGGCCGCGGCGAGCTGCCGCTTCAGCTCGGCGACTTGCTGCAGCAACGCTGCCACCACGGCGGCGCTCCAAGCTGTGGACGCGCAGGTCGTGCAAAATGGCACCGTCGATTCCGGACTGACGAATCTGCCACAGATGATGCAGTCACGCACAAGGTTGACCCCCCATTTTTCACTCATCCCCAGATCATGTTGGCCGCCAACGCCAAGAGAACCACGATCGTGACAGCTCCGGCGACCAAGATCATGTCGTGAGTCGAGAGCATCAGCATCCCCTGCAGATTGATGGCGGCCCCGGCGGCACAGGCGGCAACGGGTCGACTCTGGAGGGCCGATCTACTTTCCCAAGCGAGGGACACCAAGGTCGCCGCCGACAAACTGCAGCAGCAGCAGGATCACGATCAGCACGCCGATCGCTATGATGGCGAAGCGCGCGACCCTTGCGAAGGGTTCAGGCAACGGAACCATGTCGACCAGATAGGTCAGCAACCAGACGATCAGACCGATGACGATCAGATATATGACCAGATAAACCAGTGAAGCGATCATGACTGGACTCCTTTTCGATTTTTCAAACCTGCGGAGCCATCTGCTCCTGTATCGCGTAGAACATCCGATTGGCCGAGGGCAGCAGCTCAACCTCCTTGCGGTTGATTGGCCCCCAATGCTGGCGACGATTGCGCAGACCGATTGCCGTGATGTCGATATGCGCGGGCGGGCACTGCTTGCTCAAATCCTGATAGTCGAGACCTTGGCCGCTGCCATAACTATCCCAGTCCGAACTGTCGCAGGACACGCCCTCGCTGAACGTCGACAGGTAGCATTGCGTGTACCCGCCTTTGACATCGAGTGACGGTGCCCACATCTCAAAGAGCTTTTCGATTTCGTCTGAGCACGATGAGATGTTCCACGAGGTCTGGAATAGTCCGGCCTCGCAGGTGTCGCTCGATACATTCTCGGCGCTCATGTCGCGACCGACACAATGCTGACCGCTGCTCTCGCGCATGCCAAGCCCGAGCATCAGCACCATAAGATGGCGCAAGGTATCGATGCCGCCCTCCTCGTCGTTCGACATGCCGAGCGCGGAAAACTCGTCGGCGTACCATGACAGTGCGTCCAGATCAGGATCGTGGCTGTCGGGCTTGGCCATTTCCCTGACGGCGGAATCCCGCAGATAAAAGCGCTGCACCAACTGCGCCCACGCCAGCGCCATGCCCATGATGTAGCCGGGCGGTGCCTGACCGCGGTCTCGCCAGTCGTAGTCGGCAATGGCGGAGTCGACCGCGATCTCGCAAATCGCGTCGTAGGTTTGCGTATCAAACGGCGGCGGCATGACCGGAGAAGCGCCCGGAGCGACCGGCGATTCCGGTTGTTCCGGTTCGCCGATTTCCACGCCGCCGATCGTCGCCGCAATGGCGCGGCAAATGTCGTCAAAATTTTCCAGATAGCTTGCGCAATCGACCGTGCTGTCGACGAAACACACCTCGATCAAAATCGCTGGTTCGGTCGTATTGTTCAGAAAGAACAGATCGGTGCGCTGCTTGGGTCCGCGATCCACTAGGCCGCCCGCAAAGGCGATCGCCTCGCTGACATCGCGCGCGAGATCGTGCTGGCTGACATAAAGACATTCGGTCCCCATCGGCTTGTCGCACACTTCAAAAGCATTGAAGTGAACGCTGCAATCAAGCTCGCGCTTCTTGCTATTATGGAAATCGACAATGGTGTTCAGATTGGTCGTCTGGTCCCGGCTGGTGTCGTCGTGAAACGTGGTCACGTCGACGCCAGCCAGCCGCAAAAATTCCGCCACGCGCTCGACCACGCGCCGCGCCTCGTCGACTTCGTCGAGCCCCCACACTTCCGGTCCGGCGGCGCCGCGTACATAGAGCCCATGGCCTGATGAGATGACAACCGAAGGCATATTCATCCTCACTGTTGCTGCTGTTGCTTGCTTTTGATTTCATTGGCGTCGATCTCAGCCATCACTCCGATATAGGCGCGCTGCGCTTGACGAAGCCCCACTCGGGCGCGCTCCGGCTGATTACTCTGGTCCTTCATCCATATCGCGATCAGATGCTTGACCTGATCAACATAGGCGTCATCGAGCGCCCGTCGATCCAGCACAAACATCTGTTCATCGTATTTCGATTTTTGGCGCGGCTCGGCCGCCGGGAAAGCAGGCATCAATAATTGAAGCGTCAACCATATCTCCACAACGACAACAATTGCGGCGATGACGATTGCTTTCCACATCTCACCCTCACCCGGAGGGCGGCGGTAACGGTGGCGCCGGATCGGGCACACCGCCAGCCGCCAGCCATTCCAGATAGGCTTCGTAGTCGATGTTGTCGTTGTCCTTTGGTATGAAGGCGTGGTCGATGGTGCGTGTGATGCTACCCGGCCACGGTGCTAATTCATATTCAGCCATGACTGACCTTTCATCATATCCGTGCCGCTGCTTTCCATTGCGACAAACCATAATTGTTCACCGTTCCATCGCCGCTGACGAGATAGCTGGCACAATCACCCTCGCCGATTGTCAGGTTCGCGACGTTGCGATCCGCGACGAAAACGCCGTTGACCTGTTGTTCCCCCAGCTTGCCGCTGGCTCCGGTTTGGTATGAATACCAAGTCATGGTTGGCACCACGCGCTTGCGAACCTTGAATTTGATGGTGGGCGAGGAAAGCACAAAAATGCCACCAATAAGCGAGATGGAGGCGCCGCCAGCGTTTCCGGCAGTGCCCGGAATGACGCTGGCATCGTAAGACTTTTCAAAATATCGCTGGCTCAACTGCAACTCTTCTGGATACGGTCGCATGATGAATGGCAAGCGTTCGACACTCGGCGCAAAGCTGCCGGGAAAAATCCCGAATCCAGTGACTTGAAAATAATCGCTGGTCGAAGCGAGCCCGTTGGTCTGACCGGCAATTCCGAAATTACCCGGTCCGCCCGTCGTTGCTGTCCATGTATTCGGCGTGCCGCAGAAAGCCGAGTGCGCAGCAAAGCAAAGGATGACGCTGAGATTTGGCCCAATCCCCGGATACCAGCCGGTGCCGCCAGTATCGCCGGGGAAGGTCAGCGCTTTGAACTCGTAAGTGTTGGCAGCGTTGATCGTGAAGCTCTGCCGGTACTGTCTATTCCAGTCGCCATCATTGAGTGTGCAAGTATAATTGCCCGGCCTGAATCCCTTGATCGAAAATATCACGGTGACCGATGAGGCGGACGCGGTGCCGAACGCTAACGGCTGAACGCGATAGCCCTCCATGCCCATATAAAAATAAAAGCCGTCGCCAGTACCCAAGGTTGGCTTCGGAGTAGTCACTTGCATTTTGAACGCGCGGATGAACCCCGGCGGCGCGTCGCTGACTTGTTGCTGGGTCCCGGCCATGCCTGAACCGGCAAACCCTCCCCACATATTGCCGTCGAGCCCAAAAACCCCACCGGCGATGCTATGAGAGGTGCCGCACCATTCCTGATCCACCTCCATCGAACCGTTGACCTGCATCCCGGTGTAAGCCAGTGCGTCATAGGGCGCGGCGTGAATGTTGGAGCGCGCCTGCTGACGCTGCGTCGCGTTGTAGGGCTGGGAGATGTCGCTGCGGACGCTGTTGTTGGTGATGAAGTTGGTGGTCGCCACTTGCGTGTCATCGGTACTGGCGGCCGGTGTGGGCGCGTGCGTAGCGGCACCGAAGGCACCACCGCCCGCCACCTTGAGCGCGGCGGCGCTGGTCGGCCCGGTCGCTGGCGTGGTGGAGGTGATCGTGACGGTGTTGAAGGACACGTCGCCGCCAGCTCCGCCCGGTGGACCGGCTGGCCCCGGCGGCCCCGCTGGCCCCGGCGGTCCCGGCAAGCTCGCGCCCGGAGGCCCGACCGGACCGGGCGGACCAACCTCGCCGGTTTGAATGGTCTCGACGCCTTGATCGTCAGGCTGGATCACAATGGCCGGATCGTCCGGCTCGATGATGATGATTACATCATTTGGTTCGGCGATGATCTCGACGTTGCTGGTCATCGAGTCGGCCCCGCATTGTTGGTGAAGGTGCCTGACCACAATCTGACCTTCATGCCATCGTCGCGGGTCATGATGTTCGAATGAACGAAATCGCCGGTCGCAAGATGCTCAAGCGCGTTCTGCGTGATCAAAAGTGAGAATGTGCCCTGCAGCGCGTCAACCATCACGAAGTCGCCGGTATCACTGGCCAAGCGCAGCACCGCCGCCGCATCGTCGGCATTACGGCGCAGCATCATTTCCAGCGAAGAACCAATCAAGCTGACCGGGAAGCCATCCACCGTGACGTACTGAAACACCCGATAGAAATCCGCGTCGTTGCTGGTGGTGATATTGACAATGGCCATGATCGAACCCTATGCGTATGCGGCGTCGATCTGTTCGAGCGTGGTGATGGTCCCGTTGTCGATCTCGGTATTGGTGCTCGCCGAAATCGTGAAGCAGTTCTCGATATGAGTTTGTAGATCGTTGCTCATGGCGAGGACATCGTTCGAGTTCAGTTGCACGATGCTGTCGTCGGCAAAATGCCAGAACGGATTGTAGGTCGTGGTCTTGTCGATGGCCATCAGCTTGGCGCCGTTGATCTTGGCCTGCGAGCGATCATCGGTCTTGATCGGCTGGCCTGCAGTCAGCGTCACGCCGCCCTGCTCCTTCGCCCAGCGCTTGTTTTCGGAATAGGCTTTCAGTTGATCCGTGGTGTAGGTGGTCGGCGTCGGCTGGATGAAGGACGACGAGTTCAGCAACCATGCGGGCAGCGCCGAGCCGCGATTGCGAAGCACCTCGGCCAGCTCGCTTTCATTCAGAATTGTAGAAACCGATCCACCGGCATCCGTCCATTTTATGTAATCCGCATTGTCAACAGGCACCATCGTGTTGCTGGCGCTCTGATAGATGTCAGAGGTCGATCCGCCGATGATCCAATAGTGGTCTGCAATGTTGAGGTACAGCGTCATCCGTATTGTCCTCCGTTATTAGTTGTGCCAGCAAGGGTGCCCGGCAGATACGATGCCCCGCCGCCAAAAGTCTCAACGATCCCGTTGATGTTGGCGTTGTACTTACGACCGCTGACATTGGCAGCGCCGGTGATGCTGCTGTATTTCAAGGTCACCACGCCACCATCTGAAGCGTTGGCCCAGTTTTGCACGTTAATCGGAGCTGTAATGTTCACAGTCGGCAACGTCGGAATTGGTTCGCTGAAAACAGCACCGTTGCCAGACGCAAAACAGTGGTCGCCGCCCAAGGGCGATCCGCTGACGGTGATTGGTCCCCAGAATTGAATTTGGCCATTGTTGCCAGCGACCATGTGGCCAGCCGCGACGTTGCCGAAATTCATAGCGTCAACATCAAACTCGCCACCGTTGAAGCCCGAATAAATCGCGTGCCCCGGATCACCACCCTGCGGACCATCGACCAGAAGTCTGAAGCCGTTGGCACGATAATGGCCACCGTTCGCGTGCATGAAGGCCGTGCCAGCGGTGGAATGAATGATGCAGTTGGCTGGCGTTGTGGGGTTGCCGGTAATGAAGATGGTGCCAGAACCGTTGGGTGTGCGTAAATTGAGTGACGTGCTGAAATACGTTCCATCCGCAACGTGGATGGTAAAATACCAGCCGCCAAGATTGAATTTGGGTACTTGGTCGAGCGCCTTCTGAATCGTCTTGAAGGGGCCGCCCATCACGCCGGTAATGGTCGGTGTCGTACCATCATAAAGCGTATCGCTGCCGATGGCGTCATTGACGTATAGGTCACGCGGCTGCGTCAAACTCACGATCGTGCCGGGCGGCCCGCCGGAGATGAGTTGGAAGCGGGTGCCGTCATAGGCAACCTCGATCATTTCCCCGGCCAGCAATTCCCACGGATTTAATGGCGTGAGGTCGAGATGCACCAGCGGCTTCGCGCCAAGCCCGCTGACGTTGAGCGTCACTTGCGAGGTGTTGGGATAAGTCATCTTGATAATGAAGCGCTGGCCCAGCGCATAAGCCGCAATCGGCTGTGTCGGGGTTATCGCAATCGCGTTGATGGCGCCGACATCGAGGCCGTAGTTGACGATGCCGCTCTGCACCGCGCGCGTGAGCTGAAAGAGGTCGGCATTTGTTGGCGTGAAATTGTTTCGCGTGATGAAATTGACGATCTCACGCTGCGGATACTCAATCGATGCGGCAGGCGGAATCGATCCCATCGTGCCAGTCGATGGATTGCCGTTGATATACGGAGCATTTGGGTCAGATACGCCGTAAGGTTGGTTGTAGAGCATGGAACAGCCCTCTTCAGGTTGTAAAGACTTTTAAGGTGTGCCAGCAAACTCGCCGCCGGTTTGCAGCCCGCTATAATCGAAGATGATTTTGGTATGGGCTGGTTTCCAACGATTCAGCAGGCATTCGAGATCGTCAGCGACACCGATGCGTAAATGCGGATCGACACCGCATTGACCTGACGTGCAGCGAAACCAGACCAGCTTCGCCAGCGCGACATACACAGTCCAGTAACAGCGGTTCTCGGGTGGCCCCAAGCCGTAGGACGCCCATTCCGACTCCGTGCCATCGGTCGGCACATAAGCGTCGCCCTTGACGTCCATGACGTACTGACCCCAGACAGTACGCATCGGCGCTGGCGGAGCGCCATAAACGCGACTGTCGCCGCAACAATCGATGCCAACCACCCAGACCCGATATTCCTTGATGGTGATGGTGTAGCCAATCGAAGCCGCGACCCCGATGAAGAACTCGCGCGAGGCGCCGCCAATCATCGTCATCCGCTGCAGCAGCGCTTGCTGACGCTCGCCAATGGTCAACGGCGCGGTATAGCAGGGATCAGGCAGGCCCCAGTTGCGTTCCCAGTCGGGCAGCAGGCCGTAAAGCTGGGTTGGCGGTTGTGGCGGCAACGTCAGGCGCGGATCGCTCTCGCGCTCCAGCAGATCGGCGGCGACACCATCGACGTCGCCCCAGTAGTCGGAAAGGCCGCGGCAGGTGAGATCGAGCGTGGTGCCGGGGTCTTTTGGCCATGCCTGCCCCTGCGGCAGCAAAGTCAGGAAGACGGTGCCGTAGTCGTCGCCATCGCGGCGAATGTGGCGATCGCCCTGTTTAATGGTGGGCGGCGCAGGCGGAAGAGGGTCTAGCTGAAAGACATTGAACTGAAAGACAGTTGGTTGAAAAATACCGGCCATCTGAGCTTATGGGATGTCGTCGGCGATCAGGTAGCTGCCACGCTTGGCAGTCGTTGCTGTACCGTTGCTGGTATTTTGCGCCATCCGAACGGTGAGAGTTCCTGCCAAGTTGACCGTGATGGTGCCGGAAATGCGGACGACAATGCCTGCCGTTTCCGTGGTGAGCGTCGAGCCGACTGCAGTCCCCAGCGCCGTGGCATTGCCCTTACCCTTGATTGCGTTGTCGGCAATCGTGTAGCCGGTGTACTGGATCGCCGTGGCGGTGCATGTGCCGCCGATAGCGGCTTGCACGCCGCCCGCCGCCGCATCGGTGACGAACAGCTCCGCCACGAATGTGTAGGTTCTGCCTGCTGCGACGTTGATGCTCAGACCTGTGACGTCGACGAGGGCGGTTGAAGACGTAACGGGGAAATCGCTCGCGACGCGGGCTTGGGTCGCATCGCCGGGCGCTGCCCATGTGCCGTCACCTCGCCAGTAGGTCAGCGAGGATGCGCCTGCCCCACCGTTGAGATTGCCAACGGGCAGATTGCCGCTGACGTGAGTCGCAAGACCGATCTTGCCCCATGACGGCGGCACACCGACACCGCCGGAAATCAGCGCGTTTCCGGCGACGACATCCGGCAGAGAAGTCAATGCAGCAGCCCCGCTGGCAACAAGGAGATCGCCAATGGTGTAGGACACCAGTCCCGTACCGCCTTGCGCTACTGATAGCGCGCCGCTCAAAGTATGCTGGGCGTTCCATTCATCCGAGCCGATCGGATATGTTGGGTCATCGGGGACAGCGACAACAGTCGCATGTGTAATTGAAAGCGGCATCAGGTCACCTATTCAAACAACAGCGTACCGAGCACAGCCATGGTCCCAAGATTGGGCATGACCGCGTCGTCGGTTGTCACCAGCGTGAAGGACTCGACGCCGGGCGTGTTCATGACCGCGTAGGAAATCCACGCCGCATAGATGGTCTGGCCGGGATGCGCCAGCTCGCGCAGCATGGTGCGAATACTGGCCTCGGCGGCAGCTTGGGCTTCGGCAGTGTCCGGCATCAGGTCTTGGATGGTGACGTCGACGAACTGCTTGATCGGCGCCAGCACATAGCAATCCTTGACCGTCACCGGCCGCTTTTGGTCTATGTAGTCCTGCACCGCGTAGACGTCCGTCTGGATCGGCCAGCCGTCGTCACTGGCGCGCAGCTCGTCCATCAGGAACCGCACGGTGATGGTGCCGAGACCCTGCTCCGGCGCCGCCCATGCCCGCGTCACACCGGGCACTGCCAGCGCCCAAGTGATGTAGTCGGCTTCCGAGCCACCCATCGCCGGATTGCGAATCCGGTGCAGGATGCGGGCGCGCAGATCGTCGTCGTTTTCGGTGTCGGTGCCGCCGATCATCTCCACAACTGTGACCGCGGCATCGGCGCCGGGGACATTCACGCCAAGTGTGTCGCCCAGTTGGAGATTGCCGAGGGCGCCGGGGTCAAGCGCGCGCGCGGAAGCGTTGGTCGGACCGCTGCCAATCGTGATCGCGGCGGTGGTTTCGTAGCCGACCTGCTGCCCAGTGAGCTGCGTGAATATTGGAACGACGGTGCCGTTGATCCCGGTAAAGGTCACCATGCCTTGCGCAAAGGTGGCCTGCTTGCGGCCGAGAGAATTATCGGAATTGACCAGCCAGATTGCGCCGTGCCGGTCGAGCCATTCGGTCTCCGCCGTATCGGGCAGCAACTGCAACGCCAGCCAGTCGATATACTGCAGCGTGAGATGGCATAGTCCTCCCTGCGCGTCGGAAATTACGCGCAGCACCGAATTGGGCACACTGGCATCGGCTCCGGGGAGCCTGCCGCGCACGTTGTCGCGGACAATGCCGCGAACATCTTTTAGAGTAGGAGTGGACCATGGCATCGCTGTTCCGAAACCTTTCTATTTTTTCTAGGCCGCCGCCTCGATTTCGTCCCACAGCACCTGAAAGCGTAACTCGACGGGGTTTTTGGGGCCGCGATAAAGCACGACGTAAGCGTCGATCCGTTCAATCCCGACGCGCGCCACCTGCACATCGAAACTGCTGGCGATTTTCATATCGATGAACGGCTGAATGGATTCCCGAATGTAGTGTTCGACACGAGCGACGGTCGCGCCTTCAACGTCTTCGGGTCCCACGATCTTGGTGCGTTTGAGCAGCCACAGCCGCGTCCCGATCGGCCAGCCGTCGAACAGCTCCTCGGCATCCAGATCACCCCACCAGCCCGCGCGGTCGGTCGAATCCGGGTCCGGCAGAATGTCGTCAGGCTGCGCCAGCCGATCAGTGCCGAGCGCCACGATCACAGCGCTCGCCAGCGCCTGCGAATCGTCCAGCGTGCCGTCGTTTAACAGGGACCAGTCGACGCTGATCGAATAGCGCGGCCAGCGCGTGTCCTGTATGAGCCGGATGTCCGGCATTTTAGGGTTCTTGATCCAGCGAGGTCGGCGGTCCCGGATTCGGCGCATTGACCAGCACCGCACCGTCGCCGGATGATTGCGTGGTCATGCCGACGCCGCCGTTGACACCGTAGACCGGGTGCGAGGCGTTCTCGCTGCCCACCCTGACCTCGCCGATGAAAACCCACCGCTTGGCCTGCTTGTCGTAGTAGCCGACCACGTCGTCGCCGGAGCGAAACTCGATCCGCTTCTTGCTGACGCGCACTTCGAGGTTGACGGTATCGCCCTCGTGCTTGAAGTCCTGCGCGCTCTGGCCGCCGCTTTGCTGCCCGGCCGCTCCGGACGAGCCACCTGCCTGCCCTCGCTTTTTGCGCTCCTGCTTTTTCTTCTCGACGTGTCGCAGCGAGACGAAGCGCTCGGTCTGCTGTTGACCACCGCTGCTATCGCGCGCGCTTGCACCACCGCCGCCGCTCTGGCTCTGTTGCTTGTCTTCCGGATTGTCGTTGGTCAAGACGTAGACGCCGGTGCGTCGCAGCAGCGTCATCTGGGCGAGATCGTCATACTGCGCATTCTCGCCGGGCTTCAACCCCATCGGCCGATAGCGCCGATCGTCCATCACCGCACAAAAGTTCGACGTGCGGTTGCCGCCGAAATACGACATGAAGCCTTCGGCGCAGTCCTCGATCTCGCCGTTCTGGCCCTTGGTCGCGGGTCGCACCACGCTTGAAAAGCCGTAGTTTTGTGGGCACTCGACGGCCTCCCGGCCTTCGCCCAGTTGAGAGCCCTTCATCTGCTGCATCATCTTGTCGTCGTCGATGGTGTCGATCAGCGAGCGCGCGCCGCCGCTGGTGTAGCCAACAAAACCTGCCGTCAACGGTGTCTGTCTGTACATGGCTCTCTCTTTTTAGGTTTTTACATCGGCTGAACTTGCGTGATGTCCGGCGCAACGGTCACGGGATCGGCGTCGGCCGGATTGCCTATTCCGGCAAATGGCTTGTCCGACAGCATCCACGGCATCACCAGTTCAAGCACCGTCGTCGTGCCGCCCTGATTGTCCTGCTGGAATGTCGCGGTCTGGATTTTCATGACGAACTTGAGCATCGCCATTGGCGCGTTGACATTGACGTCGTCTCCGGTGCGCCACAGATTGACGCCGTCGCGCAGCCAGCCCTGCACGGTGACGAAGGCGCGGACCAGCGTCCCGTCGCGGAATTTCAACTCGTGATAAACCCGCCGCTGCACTTCGGTGATATTCATCACCGGGTGCTCCAAAACCGTCTGAACGAATTTGTAATAGCCCTTGTAGTAACCGCTCTTAACCTCGGCTTCCATCTTGGCTGCTTGAGCCGGGCTGAGTTCTTCAGCGTTGGAGCCTTGACCGACGGCGTTGTAGATGGCCGCCATCATCTCGTTCGAGATGATGCACTGCATCTTCTTGATGTTCTTGCCCTCGACCAAATCCTGATTCGGACTATAGGAATGGTCGCCGATCAGCAGCATATTGCCGAGTTCATCCGAGCCGAGTGTGGCGCCGCGCATTCGGCACAACTTGTCACAAAAGTCGAACACCGTTTCGCCCGGCTGCGCCTGACACTTCGGGAACGGCGTCGGATCAGCAGTGCCAACCGGCAGCACGGCCACGCCGTATTCTCCATAGGCCTTGCTACACGCCCCCTGCACCGTCATGCCGTCGAAATTCGCTTTCTTGACGGGAACGCTCGACGTGCCAGCCGCCCACGTTCTGCCAGCGCCAGACAGCTCAACCTGATGGTTGTTGGCGTCATAGGCGGTCTGTCGCGTGAGAATGATTCCGGTGACCCCGAGCTGACCGCCGAGTTTGATCGTGCAAGAGTCTCCGGGCTTGAATTGCAGCGCCCCCCATTGCGCGGGAACGGGCGAGTATTCCGCGGCGGTAAAGCGAAACAGCGGCCAGCCATCGGACCAGCGAGTCTGGACCCAGACCGTTTCCCAGTCCTCGAATATACTGTCGTTGACTATGAGCTGCGCGACTTCCTGTGGATTCGGCATAAGCTAAAACGACAGGGCTCGCCCTTGACGAGGTGGAAATGCGGGATGCACGACCTTGTTTTCTGCGCGGAGCTGATCGGCGCGACTGGCGTCGGCATAGAGACGGTAAGACTGGACCAGCGTCGGACGGATTGCCGCGAACTTGAAATCGAGCATCTGCGGCAATGGTCGTGCGGTCTCGTACAGGAAAAACAGCACCGCGGCGTGCAACGCGATCAGCGTTCGATAAGCCAGCAGCGCCATCGCGTCCGCAGCCACCTCTTCGGCGGCGAGGAACGCATCGTTTAGCTGCAGCCGAACGCTATCGACATCCTCGCGGCTGGTGAATGTGGCGGCGATTACCGCCAAGCTCATTTGCTGCAGGCTGAACAAGATGCAGGACTGCGCCATCAACACGGCGATCAAGGACACCGGAGTTTCGGCGACAAGCGCCTCGTAGATTCTGTTGAACTCATCCAGCGTGGCCCCGGTGACTCTGGCCTGATCAAAGCAATAGGCGAGCTTGGGGGCAATGATGTTGGCGATGATGTAATTCTCGGCGTTGCTGACCATGTCGCCGCAGGCGCGCCGCAAATCGGAGCCGGAACGACCGACTTGTTCGTTTGATGTCGCGACCAGCATTTCAGTCGCGACGCGGACAATATCGGCGGCTTCGGTGACCTCATGAATTGGGATCATACCGACGTCCCCTCATTGATCGCCTTGGTCCCGTCGGTGATGCCCGCCTGTGTGGCGTTGCCAAGGCTCTGGGCGGCGTATTGCACGCCCGCTTTGCTGTCCCGAGTACCTGTCGCTGGCGCCTGACCGTATTCGACGAACGACATGTCAAACACACAGTAGCCGCCAAACCTGTCCTCTTCGGTAATTCGATAGCGCGTACACATGACATTGAGAATGCCAAGCAGCGGCAGTTGCAGGTTGCCCGGACCCTCGGTCTCCAGTGCCACGATCAGGCTGTCACGCGCCGGAATGTAATTCTTTTTCTTGAGAGGATCGTTCGGAAACATCGTCTCATTGCCAAAAACGATGATGTAGCCCCGAACCGTGAACTCAACAGCGCGACGACCCATGTCCTCGGCGTAGGGCACGTCGCGTTTGGGAAATTCGTGCGTCACGACGCGGCGGGCCGATTCGCGAACGCCGGTGTCCACATAAAACGCGCCCGTGTTGCGGTCGCGAAAATAAGCGCGCTGGAGTTGGCCCCGCCACTCCTTGCCGAAACTGGTAATGGTCGTGGCTTTGCCGGGATCGAGGTTGACGGGAAACTGCTGCGGAATGAGCGACAGTGGCATCAGTTGTCTCCTCCCCTCATATAGCTGCGCGCAGTATCGGCCGTGCTGGGACCGGTGTCGGTTGGCATCATCGTCGTCTGCCGCTGCATCGAAGTGGCCCGCAGCAGATTGTTGCCGTTGTAATCGACCTTGGTGCCCGGCGGCGCGCTGACATCGACGCTTAATTTGCCGGTCGAGTTGATGCTGGCGCCGTTCTGCCGATCGATGGCACTGCGGTCGATCGCCCCTCGATCAACACGCAGACGCGGCTCGCCGTAAGACCTCGGCGACAACAGGCTGTTGTCTTGCGGCAGTCCTCCCGAGAAGGCGCTGGAGTGCCCGGCCATCGACTCGGGGCTGAAATAATTTTCGCGGCGCCGCTGTATCCGCTCTCCAGCCTCTTTCAGCGACTCGGCGGTAAGACTCGGCCGCGTCGTTCCAACCTGACTTGGATCGAGGCTCGCAACTTGGGGCGGACCATCACGCGACTCGGTGCTCTTGGCGGCAGCCAGATCACGCTCGCGCTGCCGCGTAGCCCAACGGCGACCTTGCTCTCCATGGTATGAGAACCACGCACCTTGAACCTTGTGCATGTTGTAGTAGGCTCTGTTCCCCATGTACTTGGCGAAGTTAGGATCGCCCGCCATACCTTGATCGGTCGCGTAGTCGGTAATGTTTGATCCGGCTCCCACCTTTTCGAGCGCCGCTATCCCCCTGCTCCTCTGAGCTTCTGAAATCCTCCCGCTGACCATGTGGTGTTTGACGGGACCATATTGTCCAGAATGCAATGCCTGATTTATCGTCATGCCGTGCATGCTGGCGTAGTTAAACAGTTGCTCCAAATTGGATTGGACACCGCCTTCATGCTGCATGGCGTCGATTGCAAAGTCCCTTAGTTTAGGATTGTCTTGCAGCTCCTTGATGTGTTGCTGGCGTTGCGCAGCTAAACTCCCGCTGGCGTCACCGCCCTGCGCGCCAGTTATCGCCTCGCTGCTCGTCTCTGCCGGACGACGACCGCCCGGCGCCGTTCCAGCCTTGCCACCAAGCCCGCCGCCGCCTTTCTTCGCCCAACCCGGCATGAATTGTTCAAGGTCTCCTTGCGCCGGGCTACCACCACCAGCACCCGCTGCAGCTCCGCCGCCGCCACCACCACCACCGCCGCCACCACCGCTCAGAGCGCCCCTCCATGCGTCCGGCGTGCCCGCTCCTGCCGCGGCTGCGCCTGCCGAGCCGCCAAACGAGGCCGCCTGAAAGCCACCTTTCCCCGCGCCGCCGGTTTGGAGAAAGCCGTAGAACTGAACCAGCGCATCGTACACGCCGCCCTTGATGATCTCTTGTGCAGCACCACTGCCACTGCCGCCGCCGAACCCCTCGACATTGTCGTTGGCGCCGCCGAATGAGATCGGCCTATAGCCGCCCCTCAACTGCTCTGCGTGAGACCCAAGCAGTTTCTCACGCTGCGCTTCCTTCAATCGCTCTAATCGTTCTTCGCGCAGTTTGTCCGGTCTCTCCCCTTTGAGAAGAAGCCCCGATGCGCCAAGGTCGGTTGCCGCCGCGCCGATCGGGTCCTTGTGATAGCGCTCGGGGAGCATTTTTTCGAACTTGATGATCGCATCGACCGCTTGCCCAATGCCTTCAAGACTTCCCTTGATGCTGTCCAAGATCGGTTGCATCTCGTGCAGCACGCTTTTTACTTTGTCGAAATTCGGACCCAGTTTGTCCAATGCCGCCGACACCTGCGGCAGGCCCCACGCCAGAATTTCATCCTTGATGTCGGAGGCCTTCTTGTAAATTTCCGCCCACTGGAGAGCGATGCTGCGGCTCAGCTTTTCGATTCTGTCGGCCTCCTCCAGCATTTCCTTGGTTGGTGGTTTCGCCGCCGGGAGGTCCATCAGATTTGTGGACTGGCCCAACTGCCCCATGAGCCGGTTGGCTATGCCGCGGGCGACCTCGGGCGCTTTGCCCTGCTTGAGCCAGTATTCGTTGAGGTCGATCTGCGCCTGTCGCGCCATGTTCTGTCGCTTGATCGCATCGGTTTCCAGCGTGTACCGATCAAGCCAGTTCGCCGGGAGTCCCTGCCCAAGCAAGGATTGCCGCAGCTTCGAACCGTTCAGATTGAGATCGACCAATGCCTCCTGCATCCGGCCAAGCTGCGCAGCCGTGGTTTCGGCGGAGATGCCAAGCGCTTCATTCTGCGTGGTGATGTCCTTCAATTGACCATAGGTCATGCCCAGCGCTCTCGCGGTCTGACTGAGCTGGAACACCTCGCGTGAGAACTTGAATACCGAGATGCCATAGGCCGCGAAGGCGGCACCGACAGCCGCGACGCCAAGGGCAAGACTACCAAGGCCAACAACCGCCAATCGCGTTGCGGGCGCGAGCGCGGCCATGCCTTCATTGACGCCCTTCAAACCTTGGCTCGCCTCGCGGAAGCCAAGCGCAAGCTCCGGAAACGCCTCTAAGCCGCGCCGCGCCGCGAGGCCCATCTGCAGCATGCCGCGGGTCGTCTCCTCGGCCGAACGGCTCAAATCCTTGAGCGCCCTCTCCACGCTCGTGACTTGCGGCGCCGCCTGCGCCGTTGCCGTGCCAGCCCGCTGCACGCTTGTCGCCACATTGCCGAAGGCGGTCGTCACCTGACCTGCCGTCTGAGTCAGTTGCGTGAGCTGAGTGCGAATGTTGGCCAGCCCCGCCGACGCATTGTCGACGAGGTTGACGGATAATTTTAGTTCTTCAAAGTCAGGAATTTTTCATTCTCCGCAGATTAAAGCGGTGCATAATTTCAGCCATCGTCTGAAGCTGCTCGTTCCTGCTCCATTATGCGCGCAAGCTCACCGGTCCTCGCCATGTGGACGTCAACCTCGGTCAAGCCCATCTCAAGGAAGACTGTTGGCGAGACGTGAAAATACCGCGCCAGCCGGTAGCAATCGAGAACCAGATCGTTTCCTACCATGCCGCCGGATCGGGAAGAAAAAAACCGCGCAACCGATAAGCGCACGAATTCCAGTCTCGCGGGTCCATCATCTCAATGAACGGCTGTAAGACGCCCGAGAGCACGGCAATCATCGTCGTCATCTTGCGATCGATGATAATCACGTCGCCATTCTGATCGATGTGACACGGATTGCCGTAGCGGTTGATGTCGCCGCCGGTCGGCTCACGAAACGACAGCTCCTTCACCATGTCGCCCTTGGGACCGCGCACCGGCTTGTGCAACAGCCGCACCTTGATCGGCCACGTCTCCGCGACCGGCTCGCTCGGAGCGGACTCGTGGTCGATCACCGGGCCAGTTGGCTTCTCGTCATCGACTGGCTCGGTGGCGACGAAACCTTCTCTCTTGTCTGGTTTGTTCATGTTCTCTCCACGCTATCAAAAGGCAACGCTGATCAGAAGGCGACGCCAGCCGTTTGGATGTTGGTTTGCTCGGTGAGCGTTGGCGGCGAGCTGCCGAGGATTTCCTCGCACCAGATTCCCTCCCAGCGGACTCGCACCTGACCGTCACGGGTGTTGGCCTCCAGCGCGGCTTTGCATGCCGCACCGACCAGCGAATAGGTGTGGCCGTTGGCGAGCTGGGCGACCACGGTCACGTCGGTCATGCCATCCAGATTTTCGAGCTGCATATCCGGCGTGGTCGAAATATCGCCCTCGATGTAGGGCACGCGCGGCAGCTCCTGAAACCCGTGAACGCCATCCTGTCCGGCGATCATGGTCCGCTCGATCGGCGACGAGCTGACGGTGAAGTTGCCGCGCAACCGCAGTTGGTTTCCAGCGACCTGCAGGAAGGCAATTCCGGCAAATTTTTGTGCCATCTTGATTTACTCCTGTGTGTTTTGAAGTTGGGGAAAGAGCGACGTGGGGCTATTACGCCCCGCCGCCCGCGGCGATCTGAAGACCGGTGATGCTGGCATCGACACCGCGGTTGTACTGCAGGCGGAACTGAGCCAGCACGGCAAACACCCGGAGCTGGTTGATCAGATCGGGCGGATACAGCACGTTGACGCGGTTCGGGTTGTTGATGTCGCGCTCAACCAGCAGGTTGGACTTGAAGGCGGCGATGTTCTCCACCAGACCGTTGAACATGTCGACCCGGTATTCCGCGACCAGCTCCGCCTTGATCAGGCTCGGCGTGACGATGGCCTGACCCGGACCGAACCGCGTCCCGTCATCGGCGAGCTTGTGCCGCGGGAAGGCCGACGTGATCGCCTGCTTTTGATTGCGCAGCAGCCGCGCCAGCGTCGCCAGCGTCGTCACCAGCTCGTAGGCATCGTCGCCCTGACCATACAGATTGAGCTGATAGGTCGTGGTCTCTCGCAGGATCATCGGCAGATTATTGGCGTCGGCTTCCTGCGTCGCGATTCCCGTGCCAGCCAGCGTGTTCAGCTCCGGCCGGTTGAAGCGCTGATAGAGCGGCGCGGTCAAAATGCCAGTGAGTTCGAGCGTTTGCAGCGGTCGCGCCGGATCGTTGATCAGAGCGCGCTGCGCCTTGGCAGCGTAGGCGGCTGCCCACTCATAATTCGGCGATGGCGATGCTGGCTCGACGGCCATGATCGAGGTGACCCCGCTGTTGCGGGTTGCACCGAATGTGATCAATGTCGGGTAGTCGCCACGTTTCGCCGAGAAGATGTGACCAAAGAGTTGACGCATCCAGCCCCATCGTCCGGTGTCGGTGAAGCCGTATTCCAATTCCCACGCCAGCAGCGTCGTCGAATCGGTCCATGGCAGCGCCACATACTCGAAAATTTTCTCGCCGAGATTGGCAATCGCATTGGTGAACACCGGAACACCAACGCCGCCGCTCAGCATGCCCAAGCCGGAATAGGTCATGGTGATGCCGGTCGGGAGTTCTTCGCTGCCGATGCGCCCGTAGTAGCTGTCGCTCATGGTGATGTCGTTGCCGCTGGCGCCCTTCCAGTTGCACGTCACCGTCACCGCGGTCGCGGTCGCAACCGCACTCACCGGGAAATCAAACTCGGCATTGATCGCCGCCGCAATCGCCGTGCAAATCGCGGCAATCGTATCGGACGCCCCGATGTTGACCGGCAGATGGTGGCCTCCGATGTAAAGATCGATGGTGCCAGCCTCATGGCTCCCGGCCGCCGTCGGCGTGATCGTGCCGAAAGCCGCGACGCCCGCGACCGGCTCCGCGACCGGCAGTCCCCAAACCTCATTCGCAAAATTGTTGGCGAAGAACGCAGCGAACATGTTCGAAAGCATCGAGCCTTCGCCGAATTGTTTGTCGGCCTGCGCCTGCGTCCCGATCGGAATGGCGACATCCGGCAGAGCGACGCCAGTCGTTAGCTTGATGCCGACGAGCAGCGCGGGCTGATGAATGGTCCAGAGACCAGCCTTTGATGGGTCGACTTCGACCCAGTAAAGCGGGAGCCTCCAGTCGGCAGGTATGTTGGCAAAGCTAATTGGCATTTGGGTTTACTCCTATTGGGTTGTTGGTTTTGAAGCAGAGCCGATGCGCGGCTAGGCCGCGGGCGGCGGTTGCTGCTGCGATTTTGATTTCGAACCATTATCCTTCGGCTCGACCTTTCCTCTGCGGGCCGCAGCCTGTTCGCGGGCATTGAGCGACGGATCATCCGGAGCTGCATCGCCGGAGCCCGGACCATCGGTCCGCACCGAGCCATCCGCGATACGACGCGCGGTGAAGCTGTCGTTGGGCCACTCGACCGCCTGATCGATGGTGTCGCGGAAGCGTGTCCCGTTGGCGTGCCGCAGCACTTCGCGCATGGTCTCGTTGGCAGCCCATACCTTGATCGTCGCGGAACGACCTTCCGCAACGACCCGTAATCGGCGTTGGCGTGCCTCGCGCAGCTTCGCGCGCGGATCGACTGGGGTCTGGTTGTTCTGATTCTGGTTGTTCTGATTATTGTTCGTCATGGTCCTCGTCCTTTCGTTTGGTTTGCGCCGCCGTGAATAGATATTCCGCTCCGGTCTGGAGCCGCTGAGCCATTTCGTCTGCGGTGTCGCCCGCCTTGACGCCGGTCCGCACACCGATTTGCAACAGATCGTCGGTGATGATCGGCGCGTAGTCGGCGCCGTACTTCACGGTGGCGTCGTACTGCATTTCGCCGATCGGCAATTCGTTGTTGAGCCCGGCGTTGCCGTAGACATGCCGTCGCGTTCCGCGCGAGACGCCTTCGATGCGGACATTGTCCGGGGTGCCGATGCCGCCGGGATAGGAGCGGGTGTCGAAGAAGTTCGTCAGGTAGGGATCACGCCACAACGTGTTCATGATGGTCCAGAACGCCTGATCGAGCTTGGCCTCGCAGGCCACCGGATCGTTGTTGACGACGATGACCGAGAACCCGAGCTTCAATAGATGCGTGAAGCGAATTTCGCCCGCGTTCAGATCGCCGTCCGGCGTCATGTCCTCGTTGACAAAGTAGACGCCGAGATACGGCAATTGCGCCGCCTGAATTTGCAGCGCCTTGTTCTTGCGCGCGGTGAATCCGGCAAAGAATGGCGTGCCGACCAGCTTGTCGAAAAACACGTCGCGGATCACAAAGCTGAAACTTTGGACCTCCGTGATGGTGGGCGGCATCGCGTTCATGATGGCCGCGCCGTCAACACCTTGCGCACCACCAATGTGGTTTCACCGCCTCCGTTAGGTTCGACGTTGATCACCTCGTAGATGCCAAGGTCGGGGCCGCCATCGGGATCGGCCGGGACGTGGATTTGATCAAGCTGCGATGGGATCACCGCGAATTCCTCGTCGCGCACATCGATGATGGTTTGCGCGTCGGAGACGATCGAGCCGTCTTCCGCCTGCACGTCGATCGGTCGGGTGCCATAAATGCCGCGCGCGGTGTAGGCAGGCAGTCCCATCTGCGAGGCCAGCGGCATCACAGTGATCGGGCGCGCAAACATGTCGTAATTCGGCAGATAGACCAGCGTCGAAAAATTTACAGCCATGTCATGGCCTCCCCGCACATTTCCACCATGCGGTCTCGCAGTTGCTGGAATAATTCCGGGCGCAGGATCGGCCGGTGGTGACCGCCCGGCCGCCCGGCCGCGATGCGGGCTCGCCTGCGAACTGATTTGCGAGCTTCGGGCTTGTCCCTGCGCAATCGCGACCGCGGATAAATCGTGGTCGAGACCGACAGCCCGCTGCCTTCAACCTTCGGGAAGTGACGATGCAGGTCGTCCCGCTGCCACACGAGGAAGGTGTTCGAGGTTTGCTGTTCTAAATCCGCCAATCGCCGCGCAATCTCGTCGAGCTGCTTCAGCGCCCCGTCGGCGTCGACGGTGATCTCGAATGGCATGGGGCTCTTTAGACCCAGTACCGGGTGAAGGCCGACAGCACGGCCTCGACCGACGCGGGCACGCCGAGGCGATTGGCGGCGGTCCCGCCCAAGGTCGGCGTGTGGAACATGACGCGGCTTTCCTTGTGCGAGATCATGCGAACGCCGGTGACCTGAACCATCGCCAGTTGCGCCTTCCACGACGCCGCCATCAGGGTCAGGGCTTGCTTGAGCGCCAGCGGCGCATCATCGGGCAATTTATAGCCGCCGGTGTAATGCACGATGATCGGCTCGTTACGGGCGGTGAAGATCGACAGCTTGCCGGAGGCTTCCTCCAGCTCATAATCAATCCGGTCTTCGCCGTTGGTCGTGACGCTCACAATGTCTTCCGCGAGGACCGGCCAATGCGAGAGATAAACCCGGCGGCTGCCAAGACAGCGCCACGTCTCTTCGACTTCTTCCTTGGCGAATACCCGATTGCACCACTCCGAGATCGTTGCCGAGTTGGCTTCGATTATCCATGTCCACTGATCGTCGGTGGCCGGAGTGCCGGTCGGCGCGCCGAGCGCTGTCTTCAGCTCGGCGAGCGTCATCAGTGCGAAGCTGTCCGCTGGCGTGAGAATTTTTACGCTGACATCCGCCATGCGCTCACCTCACCTCCATCTGGAACTGTTCGAACAGCGAGCGCAGCTCCAGCGGCGGGCCTTCGCGGCCGTCCGACATGACTGGCACCGCGATGTAGTTGTCGCGGTCGAGCTGCCATTTCATGATCGTCACCGGAATGCCGGAGGTGCCTTGCAGGCCGCGTTCACCGCGCTCGCCCTTCGGGCCGCTCTTGCCCTGCGAGGCAATCAACTGCCACCCGTCGCCCGGACATGGTCCCGGATTGTCGCGCTTGGCGATGAAGCTGCCGCCGTTGAGCGCCACGATGCTCAGCTTGCGATAAGTCGTGGTGTCCTTGAACAGGCCGCAAATTTCCGGCGAGCGCCCGTCCTCACCATCCGCGCCTGCGCGCGCGATGCAAACCCAGTCCTTGCTGCTGACCGGCGCGTCCGCCGTGTCGCGCACCGCCTGATAGGTGGCACCGCCATCGGTCACCACGTCGTTGGCGTAGTGAACACCGGGCTCCCAGATTTTGACGCGCGGGAGCGCTCCCATCAGGCCGCGCTCGCCCCGCTCACCGGGCTGGCCCGGCTCACCGCGTGCTCCGGGTACCCCCGGCTCGCCACGTAGTCCCATTTTTCCGATCTCGCCGGGCAGACCGCGCTCGCCACGTTCACCGCGTTCGCCGCGCTCGCCCTTGATGCTCAATCCTTGCTCGCCGTGGTCGCCCTTCTCGCCGCGTTCGCCGCGTTCGCCGACGTCGCCGGGCAGACCGCGCTCGCCTGTAAGTCCGATCGGTCCGGTTGCACCGGGAACACCGGGTGATCCGGGAACACCGGGCGATCCGGGTTCGCCAGCGGGGCCGGGCTCACCGACGTCGCCGCGCTCACCGCGTTCGCCTGTAAGTCCGATCGGTCCGGCCGCGCCGGGTTCACCAGCAGGACCGGGTTCGCCAATGGGACCGCGCTCACCGGCGGGGCCGGGCTCACCATCCTTGCCGGGCTCGCCAGCGGGGCCGGGCTCACCATCCTTGCCATCCTTGCCGTCCTTGCCGGGCTCGCCGATTGGGCCGGGTGGTCCGGCGAAGCCGGGCGGCCCGAGCGGTCCGGGCTGGCCAGCCGGACCCGCCTTGCCGATCTCGCCCTGCAGGCCACGTTCGCCGCGCTCACCGCGTTCACCGGCCGGACCAGTCGCCCCGTCGCGCAATTCGGACAGTCGGTCGCCAACCATTTTCTCGACCATGGCGCGCAGCTCGACGATCTGCGCACGCAGCTCGGCGATCGTGAGCTTGCCCTGCGTTTCCATCAGCTCGCGCTCGCGCGTCCACTGCTTGCGACTCGACGAAATTACCTGCCCGAGGGCATCGCGAAGCGCGTCAAGGGTTGCTTCGGTCATGATGGTCTGCGCGGGCGAGAAGGGCTCGATATTCGCTGGCAACGACATCGCTGTAGTCCTTTGCCGAAGTGGGCGGCTGTGGCAGCTTTGGCGGCGGCTTCTCTGTCGCGGCGCCCGGTGGTTGAGGTGGTGCGCCCGGCGACGCTGGTGCCGCGGGAATAGCGGCGGCAGCCGACAGCGGAACCACCTGTTGCTGGACGCGGGGTTCGTCACCAAACTTGACCTCGTCCAAACTCTCCGAGGCCCGCGCTTCATTCGGCGAGAAGATGCCGCCCTGCACCGCGCGCGCCAGACCTTCGATGCGGTCCTTGAATGCAGATCGGAGCAGCGCCTTGGTATCGAACTCGACATACTCGTCGGGCTGGCCGTCGAGATTGAACAGCAGGCCGAAAGCGTCCTCGATATGATTGAGCGCAAAGCCGAGGCCGGAGGCGACCCACGACTGCATCAGCGCCTCGGTCGATCCAAACGGCGCGCCACCAATGCCAAGAATTTGCAGCGGCACCCGGAACGCCAGCGCAATGCGCTGCTCGGTCATCTTCATGACCTCGGCCAGCTCGGCATCCTTGGGCGCCGTCGATAGCGGCAATGGTTTGAGCCCCGCCGTCAGGATCGGCGTGCCGCCCTGCTTGAGGCCTTTTGATTGCTCGTCCCAGCGGTCACGAACAAACTGCAATTGATCCTTGTCGAGTACGAGGTCGGTGCCGAGCACGAACGAAGGTCTCGCTTGGTTCAAGTAGAACGCAAGCTGTTGCGCTGTCATCGCCGTCGACGCCGCGATGTCCTGCAGCGCCGCTCCGACCGGAGTGTCGCCAACGAGTGGGAATGGATAGCGGCGCCGGGTCGCGTTCAGCCTGACATGCAGCACGTCGCGCTGCGGCACCAGCAGTTGTTCCTTGACCTGCCTGTCGATGACGGAATTGCCGCCGAGATAATAAAATACATCGCCGGTGACCGCGATCTGCGGATGACTCTGGCGCGGGTCCATCAGATGCAATTCATCGATCTCAAAGCGGTCGTTGCGCAGGGCGAGCGCGTAGGCATTGCCTTCCGAGTACAGCGAGCGCGTCAGGTTCAGCATGAAGTCTGACGGCGACTGGTAGCTGTTCGGGTAGCGCAGGATGCGCGCCAGCGCCGAATTGGTGACGCGATCGCGACCGTTCTTCTTGTTCAGCCGCCAATGATCACCGGGGCACATCGCCACCGTCTGCGCATAGGCCGACAAACACGCCTCGACCATCGCCGAGCTATCGAGCCCGGTTTGAGGGACGGTGCCTTCCTGCCACCAATTCCACGGCGATCCGGCGGGCAACCACCCGCCGGTCACCGGGAGATAGTAGGGGCCGGGATTGACCTCGCCCTCGCCCTTGGTCAGGAGCGGGCGAAATATCCGCGACAGCAAACCCATTCAGGTTGTCGTCGCTGGCTTTGGCGTCGAGGCTCGCGTGGCGTAGCCGCCACTCGACGGCTTCGCCGCTTCCGACTGCCGGGTGACCTGCATCCGAAATTCCGGCTGCGGTCCGCTGCCGTCATCCTCGTGCTGTTCAAACGGCACGCCGAGCGCAGCGAGATCGTTTTCCTCCTGCGTCGGGGTTGGCCTTCCCTGATGGGCATAGGCCTCCTCGACTGACTTGGCTTTTGCTTCGGCGCTTTGCTTGACCTGCTCTTTGGCGTGCGCGGTCGCCTGCTCACGGTTCTGTGCATTTGGGTCTTTTGGGTCCGCCATAGGATGTTCCTTTTCGGGTGTCTGTAGAGTTGAAGGGGTGAAGCCCGGCGCGCGGCCGGGCTTCGGGTTTGTCAACTCACCAAGTAACGCCAGCGATCCACGCCACGACGCCGGAGCGCCGCATCGTCCAGTTCAGCGGCAGAATGAGCCGCAACGCCAGCGAGTCGGTCTGGAACATCGACATGGCCGGAGCTGCTACAACTGGCGGAGTGCCAACCGAGGCGAGCTGCAGCGGGTTGGTGTCTTCCATGTGCAGCGTGGCCTGATCACTGATCTCGAACCGCGGAGCATCGCCCGCGACCGAGACGTAGTCGGCCGCATCAAGACAGATCACTGTGCCAAGCGGCACCGTGCCGGACTGGATCAGCGGCCTGCCATTCAGTTTGCCCGCGTTGATTTCCTCCCGGAACGGGAACAGCCCGGACGGATTCGGCGGCTGAATGAACCCGATCGAAAGCGCCTGTTGCGGGTTCATGATGAAGACCATGTTGCGGATGTTTCCGTTGGTGGCCGTCAGAATGGCGCCGCTCAGTTGCTTGAGATCGCCGACGAGGGCAGCGAAGGCCCCGTTCGTGATCGGCGTGGGTGTCAGACCAGACACGCCGTTGCGCAGACCGGGCGGCCGAATCGCGGTCGCTGGGTTGACATCGAGCAAGACGGTGTCGATCGAGACCGCGGTGTCCTGCTGAATGGCGTCACGCAGCAGTCCTTCAATGGCGGGCACAGAGTGCTCATCCATCTCCCTAGTCCACGTCGATATGACGGCCATTTTCTTGGGCGTCAGCGTCTGGCTGGCGAACCCCGCCTGACGCACCGGAATCGGCGCGCCTTCGCCGACGAACGATCCGGCGACGGTGGGGGTCAGATTGCGGGTCGGAATGATGATCCGACCATTGCGCCCGAAGCTGAGCTTCAGCCCCAGCGCCGACAGCGACGGGAAAACCGAAGCCGGGAGCAGGGTCGGCATCAGATCGGTGACAATCTGCTGCACCAGTTCCGCGGCCCAGCCCGAGACCGTGGTCATCGCCGGAGCGGATGCCGCTTTCAGGGTCAGGTCGCAAACCGCCTTGGTGGCTTCGTCGTCGCCATAGATTTTCTGGCGGGCTTCGTCGATCGAGACGTTCATCGAGCGCGCCATCGCGCGAACGGTGCCCGCCCGAACCAGAAACTCAAGCGGCTCCAACTTCTTCGGCGGCAGACTGAACGGCCGACGCTCGCCGTTCCGGAGGACGACGCTGTGGGTCGGCTGATGCTCATCGTCTTCGATGGATTTCGCCGCCCGGAGTTCGGATTGCTTCAGCGTGGTGTAGAGTTCGTCCTGATCGGCAATCCTCTTGTTGATTTCCTTGGTGGTTTCGAGATCGGCGTCGGTGACGTTGGCATCGTCAACCGCTTCCAGATGCGCCATCAACTGATCGCGCAATTGGACTAGCCGCTGTTCGCATTCCTGTATTCTTTTCGTGAGGGGTGACATTGTCCTGTTCTTTCTGACAGGAGACGTTTCGGCTTGCCCGCCGTTCGAACCGCGGCGACCGACGACGCTTAGGTCTTTTTTGTTGCCTTGCTCGGCAAAGACCCTGTCGATGGTGTCACGGGAGATGTTGAGCGACTTTGCAATCGCTAATGCATTCGGATTGGCCGGGATCGCGACCAGTGAGGTCTCGACCAGTTCGGTTCGCTTGAAGCGCAGACCGTCGCCGTTCTTGGTCAGCGGCTCGGATTGCTTCGGCACAAAACCGACCGACACGGCGCGCAGCACGTTCTGCTCGACCAGCGAGATGATCTCGTTGATCCGGGCCGACGTTCCTTTCTTGGCGAGCTGCAGATGGCCGCGCAGTGCGCCGTTGACGGTCCGCAAATTGCGCCATGTGCCGATCGGGAAATCGCTGCGGTGATTAAACAGCGCCACCGGGTTTTTCTTGAAATTTTCCAAATCCCAACCCTCGGCCTCGATCACATCGCCCATCCGATCCGGCGTCGCGTCGGACAACACAAATTCGAGACCGTTGCCTTCGGAGACGTGGGTCTTGTGCAGCACCGCGCGGGCGCCAGTGCGCTCCTCCCATGCCAGTTGGCAGGCGTCCTCGTCGCCATCTTCGGCCATGCAACGATCCATGAAGTCCTCTTGGCTTTCGTCATCTTCCGGCGTGCATTGCTTGGTCAGGGCCTTGTCCTTGTTGCGCCAGATGTCGAGACAGATCGCGACCGCCTGATCCTGCGGACGCTTGCTGTCGCCGGTGCCGATCATCTCGGGCACACACCTCGCGCTGAACTCTGATTGGCTTTCGCCCGGCTTCGGTTTCATTGGCATCGCAAATTCCTCCACGCTTTCAGTGGGTTGGTATCATGTGCGAAAAGTCTGATATGACCCCTTGACGTATAGGCCGAAATGGCCTACATCAGGGTTGAAAGGAAACCTGATGACGCTGTTCAATCGCCACGGCCAAGAACATCACGGCCCGCACGCGCTCGACGCCAAGGGCGCCGCCTACATCGTTCGCGCCCGGCTGTGCAGGCGGTGCGGTGGCGCTGGCGGCTCCGAGGCTTGGCGCCACACCGGCTACACCTGCTACGATTGCGGTGGCCGCGGGTCCTGCGGCACTGAAACCGTCAAGCTCTACTCGGCCGAGCAACTGGCGAAGCTGAACGCCCGCAAGGCCAAGGCGGACGCCAAGCGCGCCGCCGCCGCCAAGGCCAAGGCCGACAAGGCCGCCGCGGAAGCCGCGGCCAATGCGGAAGCCTTCCGCGCCGCGCACGCCGAGCTGATCGCCAAGTCGGCGCCTCACATGGCCAACGAGTTCATCGGCGACGTGATGGGCCGGGCGCTGGCGAAAAACGACATCAGCGAAAAACAGGAGGCCGCGGTCCTCGCTGCGGTTGAGCGGATCGAGGCGCGGGCGGTCGTGGCCGCCGCATCCAACCATGTCGGCACGGTCGGCAAGCGGTTCGATGTCGCGGTCACGGTCGACCGGGTCGCCTCTTTCGCCCGGCCCGCGTTCCGCGGCTACGGCGCCATGGAAACGGTCTGGATCGTCACCATGCGCGACGCCGACGGCAACGCGATCGTCACCAAGTCCTCGGTGTTCTCTCCGGAAAAGGGCGAGCGGTTCACGCTGCGCGCCACGGTCAAGGAGCACTCCGAGTACAACGGCGAAAAGCAAACCATCGTCAACCGGGCAAAGATTATTGAGCCCGCAACAGGAGGAAGTGTGAAGTGATCAAGGTCAAATATTCCAGCGTCGACGGCTACCGCAAAGTGAAGTCATTCAAGACGCTCAAGGGCGCGCGCAAGTACGCGCAATTTATGATCGGCAAGAACCCCGACATGGGCAGCAGCTATGCCGTCAGCAACGACGGCATCGGCAAAATCGAAATCGGCGCCGGGGCCGCGCTGGCCGATTTGTTCGGCGACGAGCGCGAGGGCGAAGAGGCTCCCGGTTTCGACAGCCCGCGGGCGCCGGAATGGACTGGCTTCGATAGTTCCGAAATCGACATCACGGAACCGTGATATACGTCCTCTTGACGTATAGGCCGAAATGGCCTACATTAGGCCTGTTGGGAACGGGCGATTAGCGCCGGTTCCCGGAAAGCCCCAACCATGAAACACGCCGTGATGACCCTCGCCGCCCTCGAAGCCGCGCTCTACGCGCTCTACGCCACGGCCAGCCTTGAAGAGGCGGTGCTCGCCTACCGCGCCGAGCTGGCCCACGAATACCGCGCCCGGACCGGAACTTGGTTTGCTGCCCGTTATTACTGATACGACCTCTTGACATATAGGCCATAATGGCCTACATTGAACCTGTAGGGATCGCGATGGTCGCGGCCCCGGAAAAACGAAAGGACCCCATGTCCGAGTATGGAAGCCTCCGCGAAAAGATCGCGGCAGAATCGGAAGCCCGCAAGATCAAGTACGCGGCTTTCGAGGTGGCTTACGCAAAGGCCGCCGCGGCGGGCAAGGCCGCCGGTGAGGCCGCGATGCCTTGCCCGATGATCGTCCAACAGCGCGCGTCGCCGCTCAATGACAACTCGGTGGTGGTGCAGCAGTGGCGCGTGCCCGAGGGCATGTGCGGCTTTGCTTGGGTCACGGTCTCTCCCGGCAACTGCGCGTTCGCGAATTGGCTCAAGAAGAACAAGTTCGCCAGCAAGGCCTACGGTGGCGGCGTCCAAATCTGGATCAACGCCTTCAATCAGTCGGTCGAGCGAAAGGAAGCCTGCGCCAACGCGATGGCTGCGGTGCTGCGCGAAGAACTCGGCGTCAAGGCCTTTAGCGGTTCGCGATTGGACTGACCCGACCCGTGGGGCGGCGGCGGCGAGCCCACCTAAAGCCTCGCCTGCCTAGCCTCGCCAAAACCCGGCCGAGCCCCGCCGCGCCTATCCGCACCTTGCCTCCGCCATCTTGCACGAAAGCTCGTAGAAACTGAAAGGAAAAATGAAAATGAAAGTCTACTCAAGCCCGATCCCGGCGCCGGAATATGACTACGCCAATTACGACCGCGACAAGGTCATGGCGGCAGAGGACGAGCATAGCGTCAAGCTCAAGGCGTGGCTGCTGGCCAACGGCTACAACGGCAAGCGCACCGGCGAGATCGCCAGCTTCCCGATCGCCGACGGCTACGCCTCCTACATGCTCGGCGACGGCAAGAAGTCCTGCCTGATCCACCTGCCCTATGGCGACGCCTACAACTATCCCGACGTGCGGTTCCTGCCGAAGGCCGAAGTGCTCAAGCGGATCGACTCCAGCAAGCGCATGGCGGCCCTGTTTGCCAAAAAATCGTAATACGACCTCTTGACGTATAGGCCACAATGGCCTAGCTTGAACTTGCAGGGACCGCGGTAGTCGCGGTTCCGGGAACCTCGAAAGGACCCGAATGTCTTGGAAATCGGAAGTGATCGCTGATAGCAGCGGCAAGTGGGCAGGCAACGCGCTGCGCTTCGCCACCAAGGAAGAGGCAGAGCGCTACGTCGGCGACCTCTCAATGCGCTGGCTGGCGGTGCGCGAAACCCGCGCGGTCGAGAGTGACGAGCCGGTCAACTACGCCATCGTCGAAAACGTCCTCACGGCGCTGAGCTGATCGATGGCCAGAAAACCGAGTGCAAAGAAACTGGCAGAGGCGCGGATCAACCGCGCCGTCGTCGGGTTCCAAATCCCGATGCTGTCAATCCCGAAACTGTATCGGGCGCTGGAAGCGGCGATCGCTCTCAACATGTCTGACGCTGAATTGAAGGCGGTGGTCGCCGCCTTCCCCCGCGTGATCACACTGGAGCAATGAAATGGGCTGGACCTTCTATCACAAGCCGAAGGGCATCAAGGCGATCGACGCGATCACGCGCGAGCTAGGCCCCGCCTTTATGGCACAGCGTTTCGTCGTCGCCTCGGCCACGATCAACGCGGTCCATATCGTCGCGAAATATCATGAGCCGGACAGCAAGGTCTATGTCCCCGACGCCGACGGCATGGTGCGCGCAATCCTCGTGTTCAGCATCCGGAGCGTGCCAAAGGCCAAGGACGGCCACAACTTCGGCTACAAGGACATGGATGAAGCCATGGGTCCTTACGGCTGCGAGTGCGCGCCCTCGATCATCGCCGCGGCCTCGCCGCTGCGCGATCCGATCGGACCGGAGCCGGAGTATTCGAGCCTGCGATCGGCGCGGGACTACCGCGAGCGCTCGCTGGCGATGTCCAAGGCCAAGGCCGCCAAGCGCGGCTTGAAGGTTGGCGCCAAGATCAAGCTGCCGAAACCGCTCTCGTTCTCCGGAATCCTGCTCGACGAGTTCGTCGTCGATCGCTGCCGGGTGCGCGGCCGGAAGGGCCAATCGACCGTGTTCCGGTCGGTCAAGACCGGCGGCCTGTACGGCCTGTCCGCCCGCGATCTGGCGGAGGCGGTGGTCTCGTGACCGACAATCTCGAAACCGAACTTGAAGCGCTGATCGACCGTCACGGCCTGACGCACGTTGTCAACACCCTGTCGGTGATCTGCGCCGAGAAGGCCGACCACCTGATCGGCAATTGGCAGGACAAGAACGCTGCGAAAGTTTGGGCGGCTGACAGCCGCGTGCTCGACAAGGCCGCCCGCGCCATCCGATCCGATGGCTAATACGACCCCTTGACATATAGGCCGGAATGGCCTATATTGAGGTTGTCAGGAAAGTAAGCCATGACCCACTACCTAGTTACCAAAGCCCTCGCGTTCGCCACCAAGGCGCACGAGGGCATGTTCCGTAAATGGTCCGGCGAGCCCTACATTGAGCATCCCAAGCGGGTTGCCGTGCGGCTGTCGGCGCTGGGCTTCGGCCCCGAGGTGATCGCCGCCGCCTTCCTGCACGACGTGGTCGAGGATACCGCGACGACCGGCGCCGAGCTGGCCGCCGCGTTCGGCCCGGCCGTCGCCGCGCTGGTCGCGGAGGTCACCAAGCCCATCGTCCCCGGTGGCAACCGGGCCGCCCGAAAGGCCGCCTTCCGGGCGCATCTGGCGGGCTCGTCCTACGCTGGCGCCTCGATCAAGCTGTCCGACGAGATCGACAACTCAAGCGACGTCGCGGAGATGAACCCGCGCTTTGCCAAGGTCTATCTGCCCGAAATGTGCGCGGAACTTGCGGTGCTGGGCCACGGTCATCCCGAGCTGGTCACCAAGCTGACCGCCAACATCACCGCCGGATTGGCCAAGATCGCCGCTATGACGGCTTGACATATAGGCCACAATGGCCTACATCGGGAGCGCAAGCAGAAAGGACCCCCATGCCACGATATTACGACGACGACTATTACGACCGGGACTATGACAGCGAAATCGAGTTCGCCGATCCCGGCGGCCGGTCTGCCTTGCGCGCCGCCAGCAAGACCAACCCGCGCAACCTGCCCTGCCCCAACTGCGGCGCGAAGAACCGGCTGACGCCAGCCGATCGCGCGCTGGGCTACCAGTGCGATGCCTGCGCCGATCGCGCCGAACGGGGACACGACTGACATGAGCGGTAAAATCAAAACCATCAAGCTGTCCTACCCGACGCCGAACTGGGCTCGTGATTTCGATCCCAAGGCGCCCGGCGCCGAGCCCAACGTCTACACAATTTTGCAGGTCACCGACTCGATCGAGTTCTCGCCCAAGCAGCAACTGCGCAAGGCACAGGTCGAAAGCCTGTGCGCCAGTCGCGAGTGGAAGGTGACCATCGTCCCGCCGCCGCCGAAAATATGACCCCTTGACATATAGGCCACAATGGCCTATATCAGGATTGAAAGAGAGAAGGACCCGAATGAAGATTTTCACCAAAGACGTTGTGGCGCGACTGGCCGCCAATGGTCGCGCCACCCGACTGGCGCAGCAAGCTGGCGAGAGCGAGCCGGACCACAATCCGGTGCTCAAGGTGTTCAACCCGGCCGGAGCCGCCACATGGCTGCTGACCGAGTCCGACCCCGGTGATCCGGATTGCCTGTTCGGCCTCTGCGACCTCGGCATGGGCTCGCCGGAGCTGGGCAACGTGCTGCGCTCCGAGCTGGAAACCGCCAAGGGCCGCTTCGGTCTCGGCATGGAGCGCGACCGCTGGTTCAAGGCGGATAAGCCGCTGTCGGCCTACACCGCCGACGCCAGCCGCAAGCAACGGATCGACGCATAATGGTCCCGAGCAAAACACTTGAAATCGTCGGCACCGGTCAGGCTGCCGCTCAAATCAGGTTCAAGGCGCACGAGAGCTACGCGCTCGACGGCATCGACTTGAACGACCTCGCCATCCTCGCCATCCGGCTCAACTCCCGCATGGTCGATGGCGACGAATTACGCGACTGGCAGAACAGGATCAACCTGATGCTGTCGAACGTCGCAACACAGGAAGGCAAATAAATGGAACTGCGCGAACCAAACTACCACGAGTTCACCCATCTGCCGCAGTGGACCCAAGCCATTTGGATCGGCAAGTCAGGCGACGGCAAGCTCGCGAATGAGTTCGACCCCTACAAGTGGTCGGGCGACAAGCCGCCGCCCGCGATCGGCGAAAAGATCAAGGTGCTGTGCAACGGCTTGGGCAAGGGCACGGTGCTGCGCTACTTCGCCGAATATGGCTGGCTCGGCATGATCGTCCAGTTCGACAAGCCGCCGAAATGGTATCGGCAGCAGAACGGCGACAAGCCCGGCCACGTTTTCGGTATCGACCTCAACCCCCGCAGCAAACTGCTGCCTCAACCTGCAAAGGAATCCCGTGTCTGAATATCTCTCCTGTGCCGAGACCGCCAAGCTGGTGCGTGCAGCACTCAAGAAGGCCTTCCCCGGCATCAAGTTTTCGGTGCGCTCACACGTCTACTCTGGCGGTGCCTCGATCAATGTCCGCTGGACCGACGGTCCATCGAGCAAGGCGGTCAAGGCGATGGCCGGGGCCTACTCCGGCGGCAACTTCGACGGCATGATCGACATGGCGTTTTCGAACTCGTCGTGGCTGATGCCGGACGGATCGGCGGCGCTTGCTTCCTCGCCGGGCTCCACTGGCTCGATGGGCGTCTATGCGCCGTATGACCACAAGGCCCCGGCGCCCGGCGCCCGCAAGGTCCGCTTCGGAGCGGACTTCGTGTTCTGCGACAAGGACTGGTCGATCGAGACCTACACCACCGCGGCGAAAAAGGTCTGCGCCGATTACGGCGTCGAGCTGCCGGAGATCAAAATCAGCGGCGGCCCCTACATCGCCAACGTCTGGAGCATCAAGGTGCCCAACGCCGACACCGATCTCGGCACCCTGATCAACCGCGAATTGCAGCAGGAGAACGCATGACGCCGAACAATGACTACGGGCTGTTGATCGAGCCGATCAACCGCTACGGCGCCGAATATATCGATGCGCGCGTCGTGCGCCGCGACCCGAAATACGAACACCCGATCGGCTGCCCCAGCGACGGCGATGTTTTCTTGGGCTACGGCACGCCGAAACATTTGCTTGGCTTGGTGCTGGACGGGCTCGGCATGTACGGTTTCGTCACCGACGGCAACGATCCCACCTTCATCGGCACTGAGATCGAATTTCGCGAGACCTACGGCATCAACGAACCCAAGCTGCGGCGGATGCTGAAAACGATGCGGCGCGTCAACGCCCGAATCGCCAAGGATCAAGCGCGCGAGCCGGGCGACAAATTCACGTCACTGGCCGCGGCGCTAAAGCTCTCGTTCGCGGTCGAGCGGATCGCCCGGCGCGGCGATGGCCGTGACTGGCGCTGGATGTCAATCGCCGAAGGCCGCAACCGCTACCGCGCCCTGATCGACACCGCGGTCGCCGCCGCCGTGTCGCGGAAGATCGCTTAACCCATGGAGAATACAGGAATGACCAAATTCAAAATAATGCTGGCGGCAGCTTTGCTCGCTGCCAGCTCGCTCCACGCGCTTTCTGCTTCGGAGAAAGAGGAAGAGGTCGCCAGCCGATCTGCAGCAATCCTGCTACTGGCCATCAACAAGTGCGGTCCAAGCAAGTTCGACAGTCTTCGCGCGATGGACCAACTCGACACCGTGTACAGCGCGACCGGCGTCAACCCGGCCAACTATCCCGAGGGCGAGTGGACGCGGAAGATTTTCTTCACCATGAGCCAGACGGATTTCCTGCGGAAAGTTCGCGACGACGATCCGCCGATGGTGAAAGCCTTCTGTAGTTCCATCGCCGAAAGGTTTCCAAACAAAGACTGACAACACGGGCGCCAACCGCCGGGGCGGGTTGATCTCAGGATCGCCCGCCCCAAACCTTATTTGCCACAACCCCTTAACCCACGGCCCATTCTTGTCTTTTTTGACAGAATGGCCTAGATAAGTGATTCATGATGACCGCCGAACAATATCGAGCCGCGCTAGAGCGACTGCAAATGACTCAGGTCGCCGCTGGCGAGCTGTTTCGCGTTGGTGCGCGAACCTCCCGGCGCTGGGCGCTGGACGAGGCTCGCGTTCCCTTCGCCGTAGCCGCATTGCTGCATTTAATGCTAAAGAAGCGACTCAAGCCGCGGGATTTACTCGCGCTGGAGTAAGCACACCATGGCCAAGGAAAAAGAGGCCGCTCCCAAAATTCCGCCGACTGAGATTCGCGACGGCAACGGCAACCTGATTCCGCCGGAGCATTTCGATGACGATCAGCGCCCGACTGGCGACGTCGACAAGTCGCCCGGCTCGCTCTACGACCATCTGGTCCAGCGCGACAAGAAAAAGTAATCACTTGCTCCGCGCGTGCAGCTTCGGCGACGAGCCCATGTTGTCGTAGACTTCCCAGTAATCCATGTCGTTGCGGTGACTGTCGAAGGTGTGTTCGTTGCTCACCGAACTCAGGGAATATTCCGGCGCCACGAACCGGCCCTTGCCGTTCTTCTCGTTGCCGTGGACGAAGCGCCCCAGTGCGCGCTCGGCGGCGGTCGCGGGACTGGCGTACATGTAGTGGCCTGAAATCTTGTAGCCCGCCGCCTTGTACTGCGCGATCCGCTTGGCGAGCGAGGTGTTGCTTTTCAGCGTCGCGTCGACGATGACGTTCAACTTGTTGTCGCGCGCGTACTGTTCCATCACCTCGCCGACGTGGCTCGCTTCCTCGTGCAGCAGCGAGGCGTTCCAGCCCTTGTATTCCGGCAGGCTTTCCTTGACGTCGTCGTTGTTGATGTACGCCGCCTTGCTGGCATCGACGGTGCCATTTTTGCCGGTGAACCAGCCCTTGCCGGAGCCGCCCCGGCCGCCAAGAATGTAGAGCGTTGGCTTCTCGCCCGCCGCTGGCGCCGCCGCCTTGACCACTTCCGGCGACATCAGCTTGTCGACGATCTGCCGGTGAACCGGCAGACGGTCCGGCGCCCAGTGCCCGTTCGGCAACTTGTAGCCGCCCGCGCTTTGCTGACCGTCGGTCGGGAAGTCTTCGGACAATTTCTGGCGTGCCGCGGCGTCCTGCTCGCGGGAGCCCGGCACTTTCGCGTAGAGATCATCGAGCGTCACATCCTCGATCTTCAGCAGCGACGACGCCGAGGTCGGATCGCTGGCATGATCCTCACCGCCTCCGCCACCACCATCGCCGCTACTGAACTGGCCACCTTGCGGGCTGCCGCCGGGCTCGTGATGCGGATTGAACTTTTGCAGCAGCGCCTGCGACCGGCTCTTGGTGCGCGCCCATTGGCTCTTGAGCCGGGCCGCTTTCTGTTCGGCCTGCTGTTCGGCGAGCCACTTCGCGCGGTTGCGCGCGCGAATCGGCGTCATGATCTTTTGGTCGATCGGATAGTCGACCGGGCCGATGATCGCCGCGTGCAGATCGGCGTCCTGCATTGTGCCGTCCTCGTCGAGATAGAAAAATTCCTGACCTTTAGGCGGCATGCTGTCTCCTGCCGACATACTGATCGAAGCGCTTCATGGACTCCTTGTCCTTCAGATCGAGCACGCCATCCCAGCTCTTGCCCAGCAACAGCTCCTTGCCGCGGGCGGAGTCGGCAATCTTCCAGATCGATTTCGGGTCGCTGGAGCGCACCGCGGCCAGCAACGGATCGGCTTCAGCCTTCGGCAGCTCCAGTTGCTCCGGCTCTTCCGGCGGCTCAATCGCAATGTCGGCCATGCCGTAGTCGCGGGCGTGACGCAGCCTCTCGCTGTCATCCATGCTGTCCCAGTATTCGTCCTGATATTCGCTGACGCTGTCCGCCAGATAGCTCGGCGCGTCTATCCGGGAAGCCTTGTCCTCGGCTTCCTTGTCGAAGGCGGCGATCAGGCGCTTCTCAATTCGCTTGCGCATGTCTTCGGTCAGGCGCTGCGATGGGTCCTCCGGCTCGATGCCCGGCAAGGTGCCTTGACTCGGATCGTAGCCGACCGGCTCCTTCAGCATGTTGTCGTCGAAGCCGATGTCCGGATCATCCTCGCCGTCGCCCCTGCGTGAATCAAACGTCAGCTCAACAGCATCGTACAATTGCCTGTTGGTGTACGGGATCGGCGGCTGGCCTTTGTCCTCGCGATATTGCCGCGCGCCGTCGAGCGCTTCGTTGACCCACGCCGGGACGTCTGCGGTGCTGACTTGGTCGTTGGTGAACTCATCGGCCAGCTCGCGCTTGGCGTCATCCTTGGCCTGTCCGCTGTCGCGCCAGTTTTGCTCCTCGCTCCTCAAGAACTCATCGTGGCTTTCGCGCATCCACCGATCGCGAACGTCGGACTGCACGTCGCTCGTCAGCATGTCCCAATCATCGGCCTCGATGACATTATCGCGTGCTGAGCTGCTGCTGCTGCTTTCTCCCGTCAACTTTCGCTCCAGCCCACGCCGCAGCTCCGCCCACGCCGCCGCCTCGGGCACATAGCCGTACTTCGCCCACGCATAACCGCCGACGTCGATATTGGCGAAGACCTTGACCTTCTCGACGCCAAGCTCTCGGTAGGTTTCGACGTTGCCCGCGAGCAGGTTCTTGCCGATGTCGGAGCCGCGCGTCGATTTGTCGAGCGCGAAGTAGGCGCTCTTCGCCACCTTGTTGTCGAGATCGATCTCGCGGGCGAAGCTGCCGACCGCCGTGCCCGCGTCGGTGCGGATCGAGCCGGTGATCTCGATCGCCGAGCCGCTGCCACTGAGCTTCATCGTACCGTCGAGGCCGCCCATGAAACTCTTCTTGAACTCCGCGGGGTCTTCGCCGACCTTGTCGTTCCACTTGTCGATGAACGGCTCGATATTGGAGCTGATCATCGACAGCTCGACGTCGGCCTTTTCGAAATCCTCCCGCTTGACCTTTTTCTTGCCCTTCGGCTTCGCGGTCGATGTCGCGCCGCCGCCGCCTTCACCGAACTGGCCGCCGTCCGGGCCGCCTGCGGGCACGCGCGGATGCTTGCCCTCGTCCCATTCTTTCTGCAGCAGTCGGCGCGATCTTGCCTTGGCAATCTGGAAGCGCTGCGCGGTGCTGAGCTGGGTCTCGTCAAGCCGCATCTCAGGCGACCCGATGCAGCTTGTAATTTCGCGCCACCGCGACCGAGGCCGCGGCCCGCCATGGATTGGCCGCCACGTAGATCAGGCCGTAGGACAAGGTCGAGGTGATGCCGCCGGTGATGATGCGGATCACGTCGCTGTAGCGTCCGGCCGCCAGCGGTGCGGTTTTGGCCGCCGGGATTTGGATCGCGCACTGCCCGGCGAGCGCATCGGTGATGGCGATGCCGACGTCGTTTTCATCGAGCGCGCGCTGAAAGTTCGCGGTCATCAGCGCCCATTGGATTTGCGGCGATCCGCTCAGATCGAACGGGTCGCCGTTTTCGTCCAGCAGCGTGGCGTTGATCTGCCAATCGTCGCCCGCGCTCCAATACACTTGCTCGTGGGTGGTGGTCATGGTGGGGCATCCCGGTTCGACGGTATCGATAGCGGGCCGCTGCGCTGGGCTATGAAGGCGGCCGGTGAGGTCTTTCGCGCGGTGACGGCGGACGGTGGTTGCTTCTGCGCCGTCATATCGAACAGCGGCGTGTCCATCCCAATGATCGCCGACGGCGGAGTCTTCTTGGCGACGATGTCGTAGCTCTTGTGAATTTTGCCTGCGTTGAAGCGGGCAATGTCGGGCGCCTCTTGCGCCACCAAAATCATGCCGGTGATCGGCACCAAGAAGCCTTGCAGCAACGCACTGTCGGCGGCTTCGGTGGCGGCCAGATTGCCGTCGATGCGAACCGAGCCGTGCAGGCTCGCGCTGTCCGGCGCCTCGATCGCGGCGAGGATGCCGACGTTGCGCGCGGTGACGTTGATCGCGACAATGTCCGGCGCCTCGTTGGCGGCGAGGACGGCCAAGTTGCGCACGGCGCCCGCGAAGACCGCGGTGTCGGCCGTCTCGGTTGCGGCCAGTGCCCCGGTCCAGCTCACCACGGCGCGGAGGTTCGCTGCGTCGGGCGCCTCGCTCGCGGCAAGGTCGCCGGTGGCGACGGCGCCACCCGAGATCAGCGCAATATCGCCAGCCTCGATCGCCGCCAGTGTCGCGATCCAATGGACCGTGGCCGCACTCGCCGCACTGTCCGGGGCTTCGGTGACGGCCAAGATGCCGGTGGCAACAATGCCGCCCGAGATCGCCGCGCTATCGGCCGTCTCTGTGGCCGCCAGTGTCGCGATCCAGCGGGCCAGCGCATTGATCGCTGCCGCATCCGGCGCTTCCGTTGCCGCCAGTGTCGCCAGCACCGCCGTCAGGCCGGTCAGGCTCGCGGTGTCGGGCGTTTCGGTGGCCGCCAGATTGGCCTGCCAAGCCAGCGTCGCCGTCAGGCTCGCGCTGTCCGGCGCTTCCGTTGCGGCCAAGGTGCCGAAAGCGGCGCCGCCGGTGATGATGAAGGCGGTGTCCGGGGCCTCGATCGCCGCCAGCACCGCGGTGGCATAAATGCCGCCGGAGATCGCCGCGGTGTCGGCCGCCTCGATCGCGGCGAGTGTTGCCAGCCAGCGCACCAGACCGGTGGCTGCGGCGCTGTCCGCGGCTTCGGTTGCCGCCAGATCGGCAATCCAGCGTGTCGTCGCCGTCAGGCTCGCGGTGTCCGGCGCTTCCGTCGCAGCCAGTGCGAGCCGCCACTCGACGAACGCCGCGAGCGCTGCGGTGTCGGCCGCTTCGGTGGCGGCCAGTGCGAGCCGCCACTCGACGAACGCGGTGAGCGCGGCGCTGTCAGGCCCCTCGGTCGTCGCCAGTGCGAGCAGCCAGCGAACGAGGCCCGCGCCTGCCGCAGCATCCGCGGCTTCCGTGGCAGCCAGCGCGCCAGCAACGCCGGTCACCTGTGCGGCGAGAGCTGCCGTATCCGGGGCCTCGATCGCCGCCAGATTGGCGCCGATCCCGGCACCGATCACCGACCCGGCGCCTGCAAAGCTGTCCGCGGCTTCCGTCGCGGCCAGCGTGGCGGTCGCCACAATTCCGCCATTGATGGCGGCGGTATCCGGAGCCTCGGTCGCCGCCAGATCGGCCGTCCCATAAATGCCGCCCGAGATCGCCGCGGTGTCGGCGGCTTCGGTCGCGGCAAGTGTCGCGATCCACACGATGGTGGCGGTCAGAGCTGCGCTGTCTGGCGCTTCCGTCGCAGCCAGTGTCGCGAGCCAGCGCACGGTCGCAGCGAGGCTCGCGGTATCAGCCGCTTCGGTCGCCGCCAGTGCCGCCAGCCATGTGACGTTGCCGGTGGCCGCCGCGCTGTCGGCGGCTTCGGTGGCGGCGAGGTTTGCGATCCAGCTAACCGAACCTGTCGCCGCGGCGCTGTCGGCGGCTTCGGTCGCCGCCAACGTGCCGAGCAGGCCGACCAGCCCACTCAGTGCCGCCGTATCGGCCGCTTCCGTTGCCGCCAGCGTCGCGATCCACGCCGCATTGACGTTGATGACGGCAGCATCGCCCGCTTCAGTCGCGGTCAGCGTCAACAGCCAGCGGACCGAACCCGTGGCCGCGGCGGTGTCTGCAGCTTCCGTCGCGGCGAGGGTGCCGAACGCGGCGGTCAGACCCGAGAGGCTTGCCGTATCCGCGGCTTCCGTTGCGGCTAGATTGACTAGCCAGCTAACCAGACCCGTGCCAGCGGCAACATCAGGCGCTTCCGTGGCTGCTAGATTGCCGGTGGCGTAAATGCCGCCCGAGATCGCCGCCGTATCCGCTGCTTCCGTCGCCGCCAGATTTGCGATCCAGCGAACCAGACCCGTGACAGCGGCGCTGTCGGCCGCTTCCGTTGCGGCCAGATCGCCACTGCCATAAATGCCGCCCGAGAGTGCCGCCGTATCCGCGGCTTCGGTCGCCGCGAGGTTCGCGGTCCAAGTCGTCGTGGCGGTCAGAGCAGCGCTATCTGCCGCCTCCGTTGCCGCCAGATCGCCAGTGATGACAGCGAAACCGGCCCGCTGCCCAACAGCCAGCAGATCGAGAGCGCCAGAATAAATCAGGACTGTCATGGCTCAGTCCTTACGGCCAACTTACCGCGCCGCCCCTTATCTTGCTGGATGAATGCGCCACCATATTGATCTAGTCCGGCTTGAGCATGCTTTCGAGAACTTTGATGCGCTGTTCAAGGTCTGCAATGCTCGGAGGATCGGGAGGCGGAGGTGGTGGCGCGACATAGGGGTCCGGCTGTGGCGAGCCTTGCTCTCGCCAGCGGTGACCGATCCAACCGCCAATGTCTTCTGGCTGGCTTGCTGTTTTGTCCCAGTTGATCCACTCCTGAGTGTCGACATTTAGCACGAGGGACGAGTCCGGCTTTTGAAAAATCAGATGCATTTTTCACATCCTCGCATCGGCGACCCAGTGAAAGATCACATTGGCATTAGCAGTCGTGTCACTTGTTCCAAAAACCGCGCCTTGATTGGTTGAGGTTTCCTGTAGACCGCAAGCCTTTCCAGCGCCGCCGCGATAGCACTTTCCGACCGCGCCAGCAGTGTCGTAGAGTGTCACGGTTGGAGTTGCCCTCATAAGGGGACCAAATCGAAATGGAAAGGCAAGCGGTGATGTTGTAGTGCTGCCAAGATTGTATTCGATCGGTCCGTTGAAACTCGCGGTTCCTACCGCCTCGCTATATCCCCATGATTTTTGATAATATCTCTGGCAAAAATTCCACTCTTCCGCGAACTCACGCACCATGTAACGCGACAAGTCCGACGGGATCGGGGATGATCCGGGGATGATAGAGACGCCGGTGATCTGGAAGGTGTCGGTCGTTGCGGCCACACCATTTATCGTTCCAGTAACGCCTGTAAAATCGCTACTAACCCACGCTCCCGCGGTGCCCAGCCACGTCGTCCCCGCAGCCAAGGTAACGCATAATTGCCATGCTTGAACGTTAGTGTTGGCCCATGTTGACGTTGTATCTCCGGGAATAACAACGGTTTTATATTCCCACGTATCTGCCACACTGATCGTAAAGCTAAAGGGATATGATCTAGAGGCGGACCAATTACGAATGCTTGCGGAATATGTGCCGGTCCTATGTGCCTTGACCCAGAAACCAATGGCGATCGAATTGGCTCCGGCGGCTCCCCATCCAAGCCTAGCAACACGGTAGCCTTCAACCGGAACAGCAACGGTGTACTTATCACCAGCCGCAAGCGACGTGGCCGCAGTCGTCACGCTTACCTTCGCGGAATTTGTAAAACCAGCAGGAGCATCCGTCACTTGTTGAAGAGTGAAAGCACCGGTGCCTGTAGCTGAGAAGGAAAAACAATCTATATGGTATCTCGAAACGGCAGTAACGCCAGTCAAAGCGGCGCCTACACGTTCTTGATCGACTAGCATCGCACCATTGATGACGAGATTTGCATAGCGCATTGCCGCGATGCCATCGAACGGCGTGATCAATCCTGATGGCGAGCGATAAAAGAACTGATGATCGGCTTCGTTGATCGCGATCTCGCCAGCCAGCAGCGACGCCGGGATGTTGCCGCTAGTAGAGCTGCGCTTGAGCTGGATCGTCATATCAGAACGTTCCACCAGTAATGGTTGCCATGCCAGCATCCACATAGGCCGTGGTCGCGATCTGCGTGGAGTTGTTGTTGGCAGCCGCTGTCGGTGCCGCAGGCACACCGGTAAATGTCGGTGATGCCAACGGAGCGCGCGAAGTATCAGTAGGATGAATATGATCTTGTCGGGCGAAGCGTGTGGAGGTGCCTACCGTCGCGGCCCCGTCAATCAGTGGTGCGACAGATGCCGCCTGCGCCAACACCATCGCTGTCGTGGCAAGCTGAGTAGTGTTTGTGTCTACAGCCGCTGTCGGTGCCGCAGGCACACCGGTAAATGTCGGGCTGGTTAGGTTCGCCTTCAGTGCCGCGATTGCGTCGGCATAGGCCGTGGTCGCGATCTGCGTGGAGTTGTTGTTGGCAGCCGCTGTCGGTGCCGTTGGTGTACCGGTCAACGCCGCCGAGACCAAAGGAGCAAAGGCTCTCAAATCTTCCGCGAGACAAACGACCTGCACCTGCGGCACTGTGCTGAAACTTATTTTGGTTCCTGCACCGGTCTGGCCCGCGCCGGTGCCGGTGCCGCTGGAATTGTACAGCACCGTGGTGCGCGCGAAGGTGCCGGTCGCAGAGTTATAATTTCCCTGCGAGTCCTCCCACTGCGTTCCGTCCGCCGACTCGGCGCGCACGCTGTAGGGCAAGGCGTTGGTCGCACCTGCCGCCGCCGGACTTTGAAATCCCGGCACGACGGCGCTGTAGGTCCAGTCGGTGGTGCCGCCCGCCGTTGGCGTGAAGCGGCAGCTATTGACAAACGCCACGGCTTTTTACGGCGAGTGAGTGATGGTGCCGCTATTGACGGTGATGGTCTGGCCGTTGGTGATGACGGTCGAGTTCAGGATGATGTCGGTGCCGGAGGTGCCGACCGTCAAGCCGCTCACGACTGTGGCCCCGGCGTTGTTTCTAAATTCGGCCAGCGCCGCGGTGCCGGAGGCCGACGCGACGGCAGACAGCGGCACGCCCTGCAGGGTGGCGACCGCGCCCGACACCGTGAGCGGGGTGGTGGGCAGCGCGATGGTGGCGAGCACGCCGGTGGCGCCCGACAGCGAGGCGGTGCCGATCACCAACTGACCGGCGGTGGCGGTGCCGGTCGACGCCGCGGCGACCTTGGAAGCGATCAGATCGGGCACCAACTGCATGCGGTTGGTTTTGAGCGTCGCGTTGTAACTGACGGTCATGGGTCACCTCTTTGCCACGTTGAGAGTTTCGTTGAGGCGCGCGAATGGAGCTGACCAGTTTTGCGCCGTGGTCTGCCGATAGGTCTGCAGGGTCGGATACCAATTTTTCGCGTGCCACCAGCGCCAGTCCATCAGGTGTGGCAGCAGCAGATGCGCGGATGGGTGCCCCATCGCGCCTGCAAGATGCGCGCACGCGGTGTCGACAGTGACGACGTGATCCATCTCGGCGATGCGCTGTTGCAGATCGGCGAAGTCGCCGTCGGGCAGCGCCTGCACCTGATCGTTGGTTGCACCGGGCTGCAGGCTGTGCAGCGAAAAGCCTTGGTGCTCGAGTCCGCCGCAGAACTGCTCCAGCGAAAATTCGGTCTGCGTGCGACCTGACCATGCGAGGCCGATGCGGCCACCGCCAAAGCGCCACGGCACCGTGAGGTAGGGCGCGTTCGGGATGGTATCGAGCGTCTGGTCGAGTGCCGTCATCACCGAGAACAGCGGCAAGCGCGCGTCGAACGCCGTGAGATCATCGGGCACGCGCGGCACCACCTCGATCTCGAAGCGCTGCGCCAGCCGGACCAGCGCCGGGTCGATCACCAGCGTGATGGCGGCGCAGCGGCGCAGCAGCTCGGGCAAAAACCGCAGCGCCATGATGGCGTCGCCGAACCCGAGTTCGTGATACAGCAACAGCGGCCCGGTCTCGCCCTGCCACAGCGGCAGCGCCGCTCTCAGCCGGTTGATGTCCTCGCGCACCGGACCAAAGCCGCGCCAGTGAAACAGCCGCCATGCCACCTCATGCTGTGCGAAGCCTTCGGCATAGGCGCCGAGCGACAGCAATGCAGTGGCCCGGTTCCAGCGCGCGTAGTTGTTGTCGGGTTCACTCGCCAGCACCGCGTCATAGTCGGCGATCGCTTCGAGAAACCGGTTGTTGCGGGAGTGCTCGATGCCGCGCAGCAGCGTCATCGCGGTATCGAGCCTCATCGCAGCTCGTAGACCAGCCACGTCCCGATGACATGGATCAGCTCGCGGCCTTCGCGCTTGAGCTGGTGCAGCACCTCGGTGACTTCAACGGTGGGATTGCCGTAGTCGTGCCAGATCACCATGCCGCCCTCGCGGGTGACCTCGGCGGCCCATTCGCTGTCCTGCCGCACCGCATGCGCGCCATGGTCGCCGTCGATGAACACCACGTCGGCGACGAGCTTGCCGAGATCGGTGTCGCGATCGCGCAGCAATAATTTGAAGCGCGGATCGTCCTTGACCAGCAGGCCCGGCGTGGAGGGTCGTTCGATTTGCTGCGCCGTGACCTCGAACTGGTATTCGGCGACGACGTCGATGCCGATGTAGCGTTCGATGCTGTCGATCTCGCGCAGCACCGCCTGCGCGGTGCGGCCGACATTGACGCCGATCTCGACCATCACCTTCGGCTTGACCTGCGCCAGCAGCGTGAGCAGCACCTCCTGCTCGCCGGGCTGCATGTAGGGGCGCGCCGTGCCGCTGCCGTTGATTCCAAGATCGCCCTTGGTGGTGGAGTTGAGGATCACTAGCCGATGATGGTGGAAACGTCGACCGGCCGTACCTGCTGGGCGACCCCGATCGCCATCGCCAGTGCGACGAGGCCGTCGATCCGGCCCGAGCTTTTGTTCTTGCTGAGACGGCGGTTGGCGTCATCCTTGCCCTCGACCACCGCGCAGGCCGCGCACATCGCCAGCACCGGGTGATCGCCATGGGCGATCAGCTTGTCGCGCAGCAGCTCCTCCAGACTGCGCAGCGCCGGGCTCATCGACTGGGTGCCCTGCCCGAACTCGACGAAGCGGTCCTCGATCATGTTGGCGCCGAAGCCCGCCTTCTCCAGCCACGGCTTCAAGTGCGTCATGTTCCAGCGATCGAACGCCAGCTTGCGGATGTTGTACTTGTCGAACAGGTCACGAAGAATGTGCGCGACGTATTCGTACTTGATCGAGGAGCCGTCAGTGGTCTGCAGCAGGCCCTTGTCGGCCCACATGTCATACGGCACCCGATCGAGCCGGGCCTTCTCGACCAGACCGTCCTTTGGCAGCCAGAACGTCGGATGGACGTGCCATGTCTTGCCGCCGTCGGGCTGGCCGATCAGCACCAGCGCGGTGAGGTCGGCGACGCTCGACAGATCGAGCCCGGCATAGAGCGGGGTGGTCGAGGCGAACGGCAGCGGCTTGGCACCGCAGGCCTTCCAGATCGAGGGCGACACAAACGGGTTCGAGGCCTCGACCCGCTGGTTCAAAACCAGATTGCGAAACTCGGCCTCGCGCGACGGCAGCCGCCGGGCGTCGTGGGCCATCGCCAGCACTTCGGCCTTGTTCATGAAAATGTTCAGCGCCGGGTTGGCCTTGGCGATCGTCGCCTCGATCAGCGGATCATCGTCCATCGGCGCCGTGTTGAAGCGCAGCACCGTGCGCGGATCGGCGCCCGACAGCGCGTCGTCGATCAGCATCGACAACAGGTCGCTGTCGCTCGGCGCCTGCGTCGAGATCACCACGGTCAGCGGCTCTTCCTGCGCCGCGGTCGCGGTCTCCATCGCCTCGTACAGCGGAAAGCGCGGCCCCCTCACCTGCCCGAGTTCGTCATGGATCGTCAGCACCGGCGACAGACCGAACGCGGTGGTGGTCTCCGCGCTCAGCGCCTTGTACGAGGTGCCGACGCCCGGACACTGCAGCTCCTTGGCGCTCTCCCTGATCTTGACCACCCGCCGCAGCACCGGCGACAGCCGCACCATCTTGCTCGCCAGCCGGAAGATGATCCCGGCCTGATCGCGGCTCTGCGCGCAGGAATAGATCGTGCCATTCGGCCGATACTCCGGCCCGCACAGATGCAGCAGCACGATCGAGGCGCACTCGACCGACTTGGCGTTCTTGCGCCCGCGCGAGATGATCGCCCGCCGCGTCCCGGCCGGGTTGCCGTAGATCGCGCGAAAGTCGTCCTTCATGAACTCGGCCATCCGCATCGGCTTGCCGACGTCCTTGCCCTCGGGCAGGAACAGAAACCGCTCACACCACTCGATGTTCTCCTCGGCGCGCTCCGCCGGGATGCCGCGGTCCCAGACCCGCTCGCGGGTTTCGCTCATTGCGTCCGCTCACCGCGGCCCGGCGTCCCGCTCGCCCACGGCGCCACCTCGACATACTCCTGCTTGACCCGCTCCCGCGTGCGATCGGCCACATCGGCATCGGGTATCCGCTGCTGGCTGGTCAGCCGCAGCCGCACCATCAGCGCCGTCATCGCCCGGCCCTCGCGGTCGTGCAAATGCTGCAGCACCCGGAGCCGGTCCAGTGCGTCGTCATCGGTCGGGTCCAGCAACCCGGCCCGAACCTCCTGCAAACACTGCCCAACCCAGCGCGACTGGCAGATGTGTCGGCACAACTGCGCCAGCATCGGCCACGTCTCCGGCGGGAACCAGTCCGGTGGCATCCGATTGGTAAATTTGTACCACTCAACCCGCTCCTCTGCGGCAAGCTCCTCCAGCGGTTCCGGTTGAGTGCCCGGAACCATCGGTGGAACCGACACATCTTCCGGTTGTGTTTTTTTGGAAGCATTAGATACCGGCTTCATTTGGCATGTCCTTTCACAAAAACCCAAGTTCCTAGAAGGATTTGCTTTTGTTCCCGTTGCGCCGCCGCGCGGGAATATCATACCGCCGGAAAAAACCGCGGGTCCCCCCCGCCCCTGATGGGGCTTGGACGGGCTTGGCGAGGCCGCTGGTGCGGTAATCCCCCTGTTCTGGCACTTTCCCTGCGCTCCCGGCACCCCAACCCATCCACGGGCTTCCTATTGGGTCCCCCCTTAAACCTCATAAGTGCTTGATGCCATTGCCTTATCCGCTCTCGACCTCGACCAGTTAAGTGCTTGATATGATTGGCTTATTCGGCGTTCCGACGAGGCCATATCGGCCTAGAATGCCCTTCTCTTGGCGCGTTGTTTCAGGTTGTATCGTGGGGAACGCTATTCTCACCACACACACGGAGGTTGCATTGAGCGGGTGTGTGGTTGTGGGTTTAGGACTGCAGGAACAGTCACTTATAGACCGGATGCTTGGGATCGATGGGCCAGCCGTCCTCGCCGATGTCGGATCGATAGCCGCGGATGTCCTGATATTTCTTGCCGCTTTCGTGGCAGGTCCGGCACAGCGACTGCAGATGCCCGAGCCAGAACTCGTTCCAGTCACCACGGTGGGGACGGATGTGGTCGGCGATCACGGCGGGCGCGACAAGGCCCTTCTGCAGGCAATGGGCGCAGAGCGGATGCTGGCGCATCTGGAATCGGGCGCGCTTCTTCCAGCGCCCGAGGCCGTACCAGTCACGCGGATTGGCGGGATGCAGCATGGGCAAAGCCGTTGTTGGTGGGGTGAATTGGTTGCCGCCAGAAACCAAGCTCCGAAGAGCTTTGCCGCCGATCGAGGAAGGCATTCAAATATCGGAGTTTCTGGCGGCGTTCGCGTTCGGGAAGGAGGCACCCGAAAGCGAATTGGGACTAGCTCCGCCATTTCGGCTAGGTCACTTTGACCTACCAATGGCTGCGCGATGAACTGGTCTGTGAATCGCGTCTAAGTGTTTCGCTGTGCGAACGCAATCTATTTCTGGGGGGTAGCTTGATCTCGGGCGCTAGGTCTGTGGTGGCTACCAGCAGGGTGACGTTCTGGCCGAGCATTTCGATCAGGACGCGCTCGCGGTCGCGGCCGGACATTCCGGCGTAGATCACGACGCGGTGCTTGAGTGAGCCGCGCAGGATGGTGAGGCGCTGGCCGGGCGCGAAGCGCGGTGGCGGCGGGAGCTGGACCAGACCGCCGCGTTCCTTGGCGCGCCAGTTGGCGATGACCCCTCCGGAAATGCATGCCGGTTGGTCGCCGGTCTTGAGCAGGCAGCGGACGCCGACCGTGTTGGTGATCGGGCTCCAGTCCCGCATTTTGGGAACAAAGAGGTATCCAGCGAATAATGCTGCGATGCGGCCTTTGGTGGTTTTGAAGCGAGGCAGGTAGGGATCGAGGGCTTTCAGGCGCTCGCTGACGAAGTTTTCGCGCTGCGGATGGGTCTGAACGATAAACCATTGATCTTGCAGCATTCCGCAAATCCCCTGTCCCTCGTTTGAATTGCGGAAAATCGCTCTTTTCGTGAGAAACCCAATAGAACAAGGCACTTTTGACATTTCGGAATTTTCAAATCGGCACTTTTTCTTGAAATCGCGATTTTGGCCAAAATGCTAAGTGTCTGATCTTGCTGCAAAGCCGCAATTCCGCAATTGATTCTGACGTTTTTTCCGCATTTGAAAAAACTCGCGTGAAATTTGAAACCTCCGGAAATTCTGCAAGGAATGCTTTTCCCGCAAATAGCGGAAAAGCATTTGCGGTCGCTTTTCCGCAATTGCAGTAATTTCCGGAGGAAATTCACGCTCGTCAATTGCGGAAGGCGTTTCCGCAATTGCCGCAAATGGCCAAAATCAATTGCGGAGCTTTGAGCGCAGCGCAAAAATTATTTTTGCCGCAATCCATTTTGGGCAATCGCGGAGCTTTTGCGGCCGTCTTTTGACCCGGATGAAATCACGCACTCTATGCAGATGCATGGTTCGACCGGCGGCCGGACGTCCCGGATCGCTTGGAAATGCCGGTCCCGGAGCCTTGCGGTCAGCGCATGGCTTGGCGGTATTGTCGTGGGACAAAAACACCTCCGAAAATGTCTCACGAAAATTAGTGAGCGCAAAAAAGAGGCCGCCAAACTGAAGCGGCCTCTCGAAGTCCTTAAACCTCGCAATGTTGATTTTTGGACCCCTACAGGATGGGAGAAAAAATCAACATCGCGTGCAGAGATCAGTAGCAGCTACGGGTGCAGGTGCGCTGTCCGGGCGGGCCACTGCAGGTGCTGGTGCAGGTCTTGCCTGATTGAGCAAAAGCTGGCGCGACGGCCTCCATGACGAAGAACGTCGCAATCGCGATAAACAGAACTTTCATATTGTACGATCCTTCCTTCACGTCCGATGAAGTTTAGACGCGAGGCACCCTTAACCAGTCACGCTCGGGTTGCAAGCCCCATATAGGCCACTTAGGCCTTGCCTTTTTCGTGAGACATTTTCAGCCCGGTTTTTGTCCCACGACTTTGCTGGTGGGCAGCCTTTATCGATCCGCAAACCGCTTGCAGAGCCACCGCCAGATCGATCTGGCTTCGGCCGTGGTGATCTGGTTGAAAAACTGTGTGCGCTCTTCTGGGCTCGTCCTCTGCCACCAATGCTGGAGCTGATCGAGTGACGTCTTGGTCTTGACGATGCCAGCTTCGATGGCGGCAGCTCGCACCGATCGAAATTCACCGTTGGCCAACCGCTCCGCGATCTCCTTGTGGTCGCGCTGCAGAACTCCCTTGAGATAATCAGCGCTATTGCCTCGCTCGGAACTATTCAAGGTTACATTGTCACCTTGATTAGTTCCATCTTTCTCATCGCCAAATTTTGGTCGGCCAGCGCCGGGACGTTTCCCGCCGTGCGATCCCAGCACATCACCAAGCAGCTCAGCATCGTTGACCGCGTCGATGACCGTCTGTGCGCTCTCGGGCGGCATGCCGAGACCATTCGGCTCCGGATGCCGGACGTAGGCCTCCCACGATTTAAATGGATGGTTCTTGTTGTCATAGAGCTGACGCCAGCGCTCGTCCCGCTTGAACTCAAGCAGGCCATACTTCAAATGCCGCACCTCCCAGTCGAGCTTCCGTTTTGCCGCGCACAGTTCGACGTGCGATGCTTTACACCACGGCTGCGAACCGATCGGCGCACTGGCATCACCAACATCGACAAAATCCTTGACAGCAGTGCGTTTGATCACTGCTTCATCCAGATGTGCCGCATCTCAAACACCGTCTGCAATTGCGGCTCAGTCAGCTCTTCCAGCCGCTTATTGAAAATTTTCCACATTGCCTTTCCTCGCAGCTCGATCCGTTTTGATGTTTCTGGATCATGAGGATTGTATCCGCTGCGGTGTAGCTTACTGATTTGCTTTCTGAGTTTGTCCTCGCGCTTGCTTGGCGGTTCGATGTCCTCAACGACCGCCAATTGCTCTGGAGCTATCTCCGGAGACTGTTGACCTGTCATGGCTTCGAAAAATCTCTGGGCTGCCGTTGTCGAAATGGCACCATGAATGTCGGCGAGCTTCAACGCAGTGGTAAGTTGCTCATGAGTGCCGCCAGTAATTGGAGGGTCGTTGAAAGTTGCCGCAGTGCTTTCCGTCAACGACGATTCACGCGGACGCACTCGTGTGGGGCCACCGCCTCCACCACCCGGTCCGGGTGGACCTATATTGAGATCGTCGGTTACGAACGGCGCCTGCTCAGCCTTGATCTCGGCCATGATGTCGCAGAAAAATTTATCTTTTGGCGCGAAGATCGTCGCAAATTGGTTATCCCAAGACAGTGAACTCTTGGAATCATAGCGCGTGACACGATGGATCATCTGCTCGATCCAGCCACGCGATCTGATATGTGTCAGCGCCACCAAGACGTCTGCTTGCGGAGCATCCATACCCTCATAAGCCATCGCAACAGTCACCAGCGCATCGAGATACGGTCTTTCCTTGCGACGGAAACGCTCAATTGATGTTTGTGCCTCGTCACCATCATCGCTCGTCGCGATCCCAGCGTTGACTCCCATTTTTTTGAGAATGCCAAGAGCCCATTGGGCTTTTTTAATCGATCGGGCCACAATCAGGAATGTCGATCTAGGATTGTGCTTGCGACGATTGCGCCAGAATTCAGTGGCCTCGATCAGCAACGATTCCGCAAACTCAGTATTCAATGCAGTGTACAATCCCTTGTGAGTATCTTTGACGGAAGCTCCATCGAAACTCTCGATCTTGCCGTTGCCAAAGAAGTCGTCGTTATCGTCAACCTCGTCCCAAGCGGCGGCGCAGTCGCGCAGCTCGAAATTGATCTTGATGATTGCGTGCTCGCGCGTGGCGTCAGCTAAACCGTATTTAATCGTCGCCACCGTAGAACTAGGATTGAGGTCAACCAAACAATGCCCACTGGTGTCCCGATCGAGATAGTTTAGAAATGCAATCCTCTTATTGTCGTGACGCGAGAGTGATCCGCTCATGACCGCAACGACCGCCGCCGATTGCACCAACGGCCGAAGCGCCAAGTCAAATTCACCGTCCTGATAGGCGTGCTGCACCTCATCCAAAAACAGGATCATCCGACGTCGCTTGAAAAGCTCGACATGCGGATTGATCCGATATGTGCTCGCGACCGAGAGCGCCTGATAAGTTGTCGCGTAACCAACCTTGTCGCGCAGCAAATCGACTTCATTGACCATCGCCCGAATTTCATGGTTATGCCCAATGATGCCGCGCAACCATCCATCGGTAAAAGCCGATTCGGCCTGATTGCGCAGATTGGTGCGTGGAGCAATCCAAGCGATTGCGTCGCCGACATATGGAATCAACTCTTTCGCCGCAATAACCGGCAACGCACTCTTGCCACCACCCGGCACTATCGACGCGACCACCTTGCGCAACTCTTTTCTTGTTTTGATCAGGCGACAGATTTCCAGAAACTCCTGCTGATGTTGTCGCAGCATATTCGCTCCCTTCTTTAAACTACACCGAGGGCAAAGCGCTTGCCCGTTTGCGGTGTCCGTAGCCCCACCTTTGCTCCACGGCTCTTTATGATCTGCGTGATAGCTCGCTCCTAACGGGCCACCGCAAAGCGCACAATTACCGTTGCTCGCGAGGCCAAGTTCAGTTCGTTCGCGCGAAGTGAAACGTCGCATCCAACACCTCACACACAAGCGGCGGCCCGGACCGCCCCTGTCAGGGAGAAGCCGGGCCGCCTACCTTCGTTGCGCGCGCACAAAGGGTCAGAAAAATGGTTTTGAAGGCCTGACAGGGGCAGCGCAAACCAGATTCCAAAATTGCGCTTCTGACAAGCGGTGAGTTGTTTCTGTCTTTCCTTGAGCTTTGAAAGGTGCGGACCCCGGCCTTAGCTGGCGAGTGCGGTTGCAAGGCAAGCCTCGCCAACTTAGGCCTTGCCCTGCATTTCCGCTTGTCCCTCGAACCGAGCCAACTGCTCTTTCAGGAGGGTGACGACGTCCTCGCGCTTGGCGTTGGACACGTAGTTGGCGCGGCCATCGAACCCGGCAAACGGAAACACCATCAGGCAAAAACCAAACTTCTTGTCCTTTGGCTCGGTGTCTTTGCCGTTGATGATCTCGTCGAGGCCGTGCGCGAGCGCATTCATCGTGCCGTGTAGCTCGGGCTCGATCGGTGCGTCGCCAAGTCCTCCGGTGTGCTGGCTCATTTGGTTTCTCCTAAACGCTCCGTTTCTTTTGTACGCGGTTCAGTTACCCATATGGCCATTTCGCCGCACCGAGGGCAGGGCCGATCCCATAGACCGGGTTCTTGAGGAAAATGCTCAGGCGGTGTGAAGCCCACCAAGAAGCATTTCGTGCAGCCCATCACCTGCTCATGTGTTTCTGCGGTCATCCTACTCATTCTGCCTCTCGATCGGTTGGCCTTCACTTTAAGGGTGGGGACCGCAAACTCCCCGCAGCGTCGGATCAGCGCCGCGGTCCCCATGCTCGCATCCTTGCTGCCCGGATTCCAACCCGGAGGCGCGCGCATCTCGTATTTGTGCCAGCCTCGATCAGTGTTCACTCTGCTCGGCGGCGACCGCGGTGGCCGTCTCGATCATGGTGCGATAGTCCGCGGCGATCTCGGTCATCAGCTCGATCTCGTGGTCGCGCTGTTCGGGCGACATCTTACCCTTCTCGACCAAGCGGGCATAGACCCGCTGCCGCAGCGCCAGCTCGCGCTCGATGCAGTGCAATTTCTCCTTGGCTGTGAACTCCATGATTGCACCTCCTATTTGGGTCTCATGGGTGGCGGTGGCTTGGGGCGCGGCCATGGCTTCTGCTCGCTGCAGGTCCATGCGCCGTCGCGTGGCGGCAACTGGTCCAGCACGCAACCCGGCCTGATCCCGAAATATTTCAGGATCGCGTACTGGTCGTGAAAAATCTTGCAGTTGCGATGGTTGTCGAGATGCTGGCAGTTCGGTGGCGCGCGATAGGTGATGCGGTAGTTCATGGCGAAGCCTCGTTCATCAACCGGTCGACCACGGCGCCGACGATCGATGATGGTTTGCCTTGGCCGTCGCGGGTGATGGCATGGCGCAGTGTTACAAGTGAAACACCCATCTGCAGCGCCACGCTGAGCAGCACGGCGCCGTCGCGGGCAATCGCCTCGACCTGTTCGCCGCTCTTGCCGCCGTTGATGAAGACCTCGCCGATCGACCCATCGGCGTAGAAGCCGACCGTGATGGTGTGGTTCTTGTGCAGGCCGCCGAATGCCACCTCGAAGGTTTCCGACCGGCGGCGGGCGGGCAGCGCACGGCGATCATGGCTCATTGTGGCCGCTCCACCTCGGTGACGGTCGACACCCCGTATTGCGTGCTGACCAACCATTGGTTGCCGCACTGTGTGCATCGATAAGCCGTCGTTGTGGTATTTGGATCGCCGCGATCGGTGCGCTTGCCGCTCTTGTCGTAACTCGGCGTCCATCCCATGCACGTCACTGTGCCGAGGCCTTGCGTGATCGAGCAATCCTCGCGCGGACAATTGTCGGTCATGGCTGCGATCAGGTTCATCGTCACTTCTCCAGATATGCGGCTTTTCGCGTCACCGGCTCCTGTGGAGGGGGCGGCGAGAATACGAGCGAGAGCATTCAATTCGTGATTCCAATAGTATTCGTCAGCCAGATCGCCATGACTGATCGCCTTATCGCGGGCAGCTTCAAGTAGCCGCCTCCAAACTTCGTAGTGCGACTGAACGTCCGCTATCGCCGCCACCGGCTCCTGTGAGGGGGAGCCTGCGGATTCTTGTTGGTAGTGTGCAATGCGCTTGGCCGCCTCATGAAGCGCAGCCTCGGAAGCCTCGTCAACATTGAGGTCGGCAAGATCGTTAAGCACTTCGACCAGCAACGGATCGTTAAGCGATGAATAGTCAAATTCTCTCGCGGCCTTCTTATTTTGTTCGCTCATCATTTCCCCTCCGTGGGCTGTAGAGCGGCGCGCTTGCGGCTTTCGAGTATGAGCACCGCCTGCGTTAGATCGCGCTCCATCTGTGCCGTGACGTTAACGGCATACTCCGCATCTTTTGGCGCGTCGGAATTTTCGCGAACCTTATCGTCATAGGTTTGACGATCAAGTTCGCCGTGAAGCGGGTTGAGCAGATCGAGCAGCGCTTGAATTGTCTCAAGGTCCGCAAGCGTCATAGTTCAGTCTCCCTCAAGGCGAGGCGTTCGATGGCGGCGTCAACGAGCGCCAAGGCCTGCTCGCGATAGGCTGCGCGTTCCGCGTCCTTGCGGACGGGGACATGCTGGTCGGCCATAATGACCGCCTTGCAGTATTCCAGCGCTCGACGGGTCTCGTGCGAAATGCCGAAATCGATTTGTCGCTTCACAACACGCTCAAAGAATATTTTGGCAGCGTCATCTATCGGCATGTCGCCAGCGACAAAGCGAAGAGTGCCGTCGCTCCAGTCAATTCTGGCTTCGGTCCCATTGTCGCCCCCGAAGCACAGGGCGTCGGTCTGAAGGCGGATCATCAGCACACCCTGATCATTGATTTTTCCAGACGCGCTTCGTTTGCATCCCAACCCGCGTAGCGCACCAGCCGTGGAGTCGAATCGACTCCATGTTGCTGCTTCGGCGGTTTCGGTGGTTTCGGCGGCCTCGGTGGGTGCAGCCGCGGCTGTCGCTTCCGGATTCTGCCGAGATAGTAACAGACGGTGGTGTGATTGCGGTTCATCACGTTGCCAATCCGTTGGCAGCTATAGCCGCGTGCTACCAGCGCCATCGCAATCTCGATCCGCGCCGCCAGCAGCCGCCGCGGCTTGCGACGCTGCAGAATTAGCTCAACCGTGGCGCCATGGCGCGCGGCCACCTCGCTGATCAATTGCCGGGTTGATGGTCGCATCATCCACCGCCCCTCAGAAAGCCTTGCGCGTAGAGCGGGCGCTGCTCGATCAAATGCGAAAAATTCTCGAACGAGCAGTTACCCGCTTTCCATTCCTGTTCGCCGACGTAGCGCCATTGCCACGCCACCGGTGGACCCCGGAAAGCGAGGCAATGCTTTATGACGCCCTCAAAGAATATTTTGGCAGCGTCATCTATCGGCATGTCGCCAGCGACGAAACGAACGGTGCCATCGCTCCAATCAAGTTTGGCGGCGACCCCTGCGGCGGTTTCGAATATCCAACAGGTCGACCTCAATTCAGCAGCCGTCAGCACTTCTCCAAGGTTAAGCTCAAGCCTTTCATCGGCATGCGTCATATCGTCTCCTCTGACACCAGCTTGCCCGGCCGCTTCGAATCGTTGACGAACAGCCCCTTGCGCTTGACGCCCTTCGATGTCGTGGTGGCAACTGCGCGTTCGGTCAGCAGTCCGGACTTCATCCAAGCGTCCAGCACCTTCTGCGCCTCGGTATCGGTGCAGTCGACCACATCGTGAATGATGTTGCCCGCCCAGCGTTTGTTGCCGCGGCCCTTGCGCGTCAGCGTGAACAGATCGCGCTCGCCCTTGTCGTCGCGCAGTCCGGCGGCGATGCCATCGAGCATCTGGTTCATCATCTCGTTGGTGACGCGCTTGAAGATCGTGGTCGGTTCCCACGGCAGCAGCACGCCGATCTCGTCGCCGGGCTCGCTGTCGCTGGCGTTCGGCAGCGTGAAGCTCTTCTTGAAGAACCATCGCGCGGTGAACGTCACCAAGGTCAGATTGGCCTTGGCGTCATCGAACCGCAGATACTGGTGGCGGTCATCCGGCTTGATGCCGAAGATCACCGCTTCCTCTTCGGTCATCTGGAACAGCGTCGACACGGTGCGCGCGACACCGACCAGCGCGCCGCCGCCGCGCGCACTGTCCATGTTGCCAGCCTCGGCGCCAAATTTGCGGGTGTGATGCACCAGCACCACTGCCGCATTGGTGCGCCGCGCGATCTCGCGCCACAACACCGCCGCCCATTTCAGTTCGGAATTTGAGTTCTCGTCGCCCTCGAACGTCTCGGCGAACGGATCGACCACCAGCACGTCGAAGGCGTTGTCGGTCATGGTCTGGATCAGCCGCTTCACCATCGGGGTCCGCACCACGGTCTTGGAGCGCGAATCGGCCTTGGCGATAATGATGTCGCTGGGGTTCTCCGCGATCGCAACCCGCTCGCGCAGCTCCGTGTCGGCGTCGATCTTCATCTCGTGGCGCGCGGCGTATAAGCGGCGGCACATTTCGTCGTTGTCATCCTCGGCATTGATGATCAGCGTCTTGAAGGAGGCACGCGGTCGCCAGCCGTTCCATGGTGCGCCGGTCGCCAGCATCAGTCCCCACTGCAGCGTTAGCAGACTCTTGCCGGAGCCCGGTGGCGCCACCAATACCGTGACGTTGCGCCGGAGCAGCAGGCCGGGCACGATCCATTGCCGCCGCGCGATGGCCTCGCCCTCGATCGGGAACGGGTACAGCACCGGCACCGTGGGCGGCGCCTCGGTCTTCGGTGACGCATCACTCGGTGCCCACAGCGGGGTCTGCTCGATCAGCGCATAAAGCCGCTCGGCGTTGCCACCGGCGCTGATCCAGTCGCTGACATCACCCTTCCAAGGCATCTCGGGCCAGTGCTTCCATAGCTCCAGCACCCGGACCTTGGTCGCGACATCCGCCAGCGCCTGCGCCACCGCCTGCGCATGATCCTGACCGGGCAGGATCGGCCTGCCGTCGGAATGGCACATCGGGGCGCCGGTCTTGGGATGCCGCTTCTGCGGATCGCGGTCGGGGATGATGACGACGTCGGCACCGCGGAAATATTCGCTCAGCTCGTCGCGCCATTTGCCAGCGCCACCGGGATTGCAGGTCGCCGGAACACCGATCGACCATAACCGGTCGACGTCCCGTTCGCCCTCGACGATGCAGATCACGCGGTCGACATTGTCCATCAGTCGCGGCAGGCGATACGGCACATGCTTGACGCCCTTGACGCTCCACACCCAGCCGCCATGGCCGTCGGGGCGCCGCTGCCGGAAATCCTTTGGATCGAACCGGCACACCTGAAACAACAGTTCGCCGTCCTGATCGGTGTAGTCGTAGGTGGCGACGATCTTGGCGCGCGGCTGCTGGCCGCCGTTGCTGTGAATGGTCTCGAACACGAAGCCGCGGCTCTTCAACCAGTCGAGCCGGTCCTGTCCCGTGAGCTGGGTCTCGCGCGTCACCAGATCGAGCACGCCACCACCCTCGTTGGCCTCATGGTCAAACCATTGGCCGTTGACCAGATCGACCGACAGCGAGCCGTGCGCGCCATAGCGCAGCTCGGTGATTGACGACATCGCCCGGTTGGGCTCGCCAAGCAGACTTTGGGCCAAAGGCCCTATGATCTGCGCGAACTCTGTCATGCCGGTTGCGTTTCAAAAGCGTGACGGCCAGCCAAGTGGCTGTGACGCTGGCAGTACGGTCTGCCACTCGACAGGCAGGCGGTCGTGATCCCGCAATACAGCCGCTCCGAATGCGGCGCGCCGATTTGCCACAACGGGTAGCGGCACGAGGCATCGACCAGATCGTAGATCGTGCAGCGATAGTCGCGCTCGGGATCAATAACTTCCATCGGCTCCTCATTGATGGTCTTGGTGCAGGTGGAGCGGCGGCGCGTGGGGCAGACGCTGACGACGACGGGACGCTTGCTGTCGATGATCACGCCGCGGCGCGGCAACTCCAGCCGGTGGGCCTTGCCGATCGCCGCGCTGCGACTGACGCCGATCTCGGCCGCGATCAGGCTGAACGATTTGCCCTCACGGTATAATTGCTGCAGTCGCTCGACTTGTGTCTCATCCCAGTAATTTGCTGCTGTGATGCCCATTGCCAAAGCCCTGTGTTTGTCATTGCACTTTCATCCCCCGGAGGATTCGCCAGTCGACCAGCGTCGCGATGGCGTCGTCGAAACTGTTGGTCATGAGATAGCCGTGCCCGGCCCGGATCAGATGCTTGGCGATCGCGACCTGCTCCTCGCTCAAGTCTCCGCCCTGCCGTTTCAATTCCAGAAAACAACAGCGCCCCTGCAGGTGGAAAAACTGGAAATCCGGAAAGCCGGGGTTCAGTCCCATCCGCTGCAGCCGCGCGCCGGTCAGCGACACGCGCTCGCCCCTGATGACCTCATGCGGTCGCGCCTCACCGGCCGGAAAGTGACTCCAAATCCAGCCCGGCAAAATCCAGCGCCGCACGGTGTCGGCGACCGCACAATGCAGCGCGAACTCTTTCGGCGGCGGCGGCCGGGTGCCGCGCTGTCGCTTGCCCTTGAAGAGTGAGAGCTGGCCGGTCATTCAGAACATGCTCTGTTGTTGCACCCCGCCGCGAACGGCGTTCTCGACACATTGCCGGTGCGCCCATCGATTCGATCGTTCCGGCAGCGAGATGCCATGACCGCCGCCGCCCGCGCGCTGCATCACCCAGCCCGCGGTCCATTGATGGATGCCGTCGGCCTGCGTGTTGAGTTCGCTGCCGCAAAATTCGCAAGTCGCGCGGAAGCGGCTTGGAATCGGAGGTGGTGTTCGAACTGCTTGCTCCACTGGCTTCTCCTCTCGTGCTTCGGCGATGTGCGCGGCGCAGTACCACTGCCCGAGCTTATTGTTCAGCAAGCGGACGCCGATGCCGCGCGAGCCCCACTGCCCGCAATGGCAGTAGTGCAGGAATCGACCACGTTCGTAGAAGGCGCTCTGGCGAATTGGTTCGGCATTACTCATGCTGGCACCCACCGGATGCGATCGATCGTTGCCTTGCCGCGATGCTTACGGTCGAACACAAACCACGCGAACGCGATCGCGCTCGATGCGCGGCGACCGTTCCAGCCATCGCGATGCATCATCGGAAGTCGGTTTGCGAAAACATGAACGCGCGCCAGCAAGCCGGTATCGAGCAGCGGCGCCCGCCGCTCCGATTCCAAGAACGCCAAGCGCAGCAGCATCGCCACCAGCGGCACGACGTCCAATGACTTGACGATGAAGCGCTCGGCCAGCGCGTAAGGCGGGTTGGTGACGATGGCGTGCGGGGCTGACGTCCCTTCCAGCCTACCCAACTGTTCACAGCGAGACCACGCTTGGGGCTTTGCCGCACTCAGGAAGTCGAGCACGCGACTGTTGGGGCAGCCGCGATCATTCAGATCGGACGCGATGACCTTATGTCCAGCCTTGCGCAGCACCCTGACGATGTTGCCGGTGCCGCAGCACGGCTCCCAGATACAATGCGGCAAGCTCTCGATCGCGAGTAGTGCCGTGACTGCACAGGCGGGCGTGTCGTAGCAATCATGGGGATGCAGATGCAGCGGCGCGCGGCCCGCATTGGCTGATTTGTCGAGCCTGTTGGTCGCACGCTGCATTGGCTTTTTACCTTTATTTTTTGCATCAGCGTTCAACAAATCCCCAAAGCGCGCGCTTGGCACGTCGTGCGCCGCGTTTCTTCAGCTCAGCCTGCATCAGAAAGTAATACTTGGTTGGAAAGCGCTTGCGACGGCGCCGCCAGTTGCACACCGCCGCAGTGTCCTGACGAGTCAATCGTCCAACCTCGCGAAGACCCCCGAGGGCTTCAACCACAGCGTCAAATGTTTTGAGAGGATCGGGAGCGGAGCGCATCGCGCGATCATGCGCTGTTCTTTGGCCAGACCAACTGAAAAATTTTTTTTGCAAAGATAGAACTGTAAAAGAAACCAAGACCGTCGAGCGCCAAGTCTGGAAAATGAGACCGGTAGAAAAAAGATAGGAAAGATAGGAACAAACTCGAAATACGTCACACGTGATGACCATGCGTTACGCAGCGTCAGCATGGGAATTTTTTCTCCATTGACAACGATGTGAAGAGGACTAGGTTTGCCGCCTTCGGACGCGGGCATGGCGTGTCGGACGCACCCCTTGCCGTTAGCTGCCGGTTTCTTGGAAGTCGCCAATATCAATGGTGCCCAGCGCGGCGGCGTGCGGCAGAACTAAAAGCGTCCGTTCCCCATGGTGTTGACCGCGGATCAAATCACGCGGAGACAGTTCAAGGTTTCCGCCTCGATGCTGCCGATCCTGATGCACGGCGACGAAGCCGCGCTGCGGCGGCTGTACGCCGAAGAGATCGGCCTGCTCGAACGCGAGCCTCCCAATTATGCGATGCTGTTCGGTTCTTACGTGGAACCGTTCATACTCAACTTCCACGAGAGTGATACGGGTCACCCGATCAGTCGCCGCGGCGAAGTCATCGACCATCCCACCATTCCGGAATTCTGTTGCACCCTCGATGGTTACCGCGCCCACGACGACGCGGTGATCGAAACGAAATTTCTCTCGACCTACCGCGCCAAGGAAGAATTCGTTCCCTACTACTACCCGCAAGTGCTGGCGCAGATGCGGTGTGTCGGGGCGGAACGCGGCATCCTGCTGGTCGCTAAAGGCACCTCGCCGCCGGTCGAGTATGAGATCACGCCCGACGCCGACTACGAAGCCACCATGTGGGCAAGGGTCGAGGCGTTTCGGATGTGCCTGCGGACCTTCACCCCGCCGGTCCCGATGCCGCGCGTCGTGCCGCCCGACCAGTGGCGGACCGTTGATCTATCGCAAGAGCCGATGCCGAACTGGGGCCACCCACTGATGCCGATGCTGCAGCTCTACGAGGACACCCGTGAGGCAGCCGAGATGCACGATCAGGCAGGCCGGGAAGCGCGCGCGCTGGTGCCAGACGATGTTGGTGTCGTGCTGGCGGGCGATCACAAATTGTCACGCAACCGCAAGGGCAATCTTGCAATCACGAGGGTCAGGTCATGAACCAGCTCGCCACGCTCGATCCCCGCGCCAACCTCGAACTCGCAAGGGCGTTCGCCGATTCCAAGATGGTGCCGGAGCACTTCAAGAAGTCGGTCGGCGATTGCTACATCGCCATCAATCTCGCGCACCGCTACGGCATGGAGCCGTGGATGCTGATGCAGGAGATGTACATCATCCAAGGCCGCCCGATGATGAGCGGCAAGCTCGCCACCGCGATCCTCAACAACTCGCTCGCCGAGCCGCTGCGACCGACCTATGCAGGCAAGGACGACGATCGCGAGATCACCCTGACCGGCCGCCCGGAGGGCTCGGCGCCGCTCTCGGTCACGCTCAAGGTCAAGGACGCCAAGACCGCCAACGAACAATGGAAAAAGAATCCGGATCAAATGCTGATGTATGCCGCCGCCCGGATGTGGGGTCGGCGCTACACGCCGGACCTTATTCTCGGCATCGTGTTTGACGACGAGGAGATCACCTCGGGCGCGACCTTGGTGCCGAGCGCTCCGACCACCCCGATTGCGGGGCCGCAACCGACAAGCGCCGACGCCCCGTTCGATCCGCACACCGGCGAAGTCGGCGTGGTGGCAAGGGGGCCTGACGAGAAATGGTACGACTGGGGCGCGCGTCTCGTCACCACGATCCGCAAGGCCCACGACATCGACACAATCGATCAGTGGCTCGCCGCCAACGCCGAGACGCTGGCGCTGTGCCAGAAGGAAAGCGCCAAGGTTGCGGGCAACATCGCCACCGCCGTCACCCAGTACAAGCTCGACCTCGTGCGCCGGGAGGATTCGGCAACATGACGTGCGGAAGGTTCTCGGTCGAAAAGGACGGCGTGCTGCGCGCGATCGACGATGGCGCGCGGGAGATCGCCCGCAAGGTCGGCGAGCAACTGACCGTCGAGGTGATGTACGACCGCGACATGATTTATCATCGCCGGGTATTCGCCACCATCGGCGACTTGGCCTTGGCCGTGGGACAGTCGGCCGAATGGATGCGCGCCCAACTGCTTGTCTACACCGGGCTGTGCCATGTCGTCGGCGCGCTCGACGACAGTCGTGTCGTCGCCGTCAATTCGATGTCGCGCCATTCGATGCGCGACGAAGAGCTGCACCATTTTTGGGAAGACGCAAAGCAGCATGTGGTCGATCGCGTGCTGCCAACGATAAGAAACGAAACTGTGAGGGATCGACTGCATACCGCAGTCACCGCGTTCTGATCCGAAAGGATCGGGAGGTCCAAAGCCCGTCGTTGACCTTATCGTCCGTGGTTTCTGTTTCAATCAAGCCCCCGAAACAGGCGCCAAAGTATGGTCGGCGGCGGGTGGCGGGTCGAAGAGAGAGGAAGAACATGGCGTCAACATCAGTCCCAATCCCCGGCGGCTCAAAAGCTCTCGCCGGGTGGCTCGAACGCCGCGTCGGCAATCGCGCCAACGCGATGTACGTGGTCGGAAAATTATACAAGTTCTATGCCGCCAGCTTGGAAAAGGAGGCGGCCGATTACGCCAAAGCCAAACCCCGAAGGAGGAAAGCCGCCCATGGTTAATCAACCCTTGGCACTGAGCCGCAAGAAACCGTTCGACGTCAGCCAGATCGCCGAGACCGAGACGGATAGCGAGATCGAGAGGCAGATCGCACGCTTGGGGCCGGTCGACTTTGCCCCGCCCAAGGTGCGGTTGCCGGAAGACATCTCACATAAGGACGGCGTCGGCGAGGTGGGCCGTCTCTCTGCCGAGGCCGTACTGGCCGAATACGAACAGGCGGCGCGGAGCGTCGAGGCGATGGGTGAAGACGTCAAGGAACGGATCAGGCGGCTCGAAGCGGCGTTGCTGGAAGCCGACGCCGATCTCAAGACCATTGCCGAAGCGGCGCGTGACATCCGCGAGAAGGGCAAGCTGATTTTTGTCCAGATCGAGGAAGCCTCGTCGGTGTCGAACGAAATCCGCACAACCTGCACCGAGTTTCGCAAGAAGGTTGGACACGAAACTTGACGACGCCGGGCCGATACTACGCGCTGCAATGGTTTGCCGATCACGAAGACCTCGGCGCCACGGCGGTGTTAACCCGCAAATCGCCGTCGAAGAAAATGCGCGGGTGGATGCTCAGGGAAGGCCAACTGAAAATGATACCGCGCGGCCAGTTCAGTTTCCATAACTCGGTGTTGACAGCCGAGGGCCGCGCGGCGCTGGCCAAGAAGCCAAAGCCGAGACGGCGACCGAACGCGCAGCGCTATCAAGAGATGCTTGGCGCTTCGCGAGGAGAGTTGAAGTGAGTGATGAGGAGAGAAAGAACCCGCTGGCGGACTACCAGACCGTCACCATGGATGAGATTTGCGACACGCTGTGCATCAAGCGACGCGCGCTCGACCGCATCATCGCTGGCGACAAGACCTTCCCCAAAGAGCTGGCGCTGCCCGGTCTGCGGCGCTGGTCTCTCAGCGAAGTCGAAGCGTGGTTGGCGGCGCAAGCGACAGGACGGAGCGCGTCATGAGTGACGACGATGTGGTTCAGGAAAAACTCGCCTACACGATAACTGAGGTCGCCAAGGTCACGGGCTTCAGTGCAGCATCGATTTATCGATGGTGCCATGACGGCAGGCTGCGATTGAAGCGAGTTGGTGCTCGCACCTTTGTCACCCGCGAAGAATTGTTGCGGTTTCTCGACGAGGCGCCGGAGATCGCGTCCAAGCAACAGGAGCCGAAATAAAATGGTGTTCACTCGCTATCACGGTTGGCGTGACGAAAAGGGTGCCCACGTTGCGGTCTACAGTGGGTCGGGCTCGCGGCCTCTGCCGTTACGGCTCGATCTCGACAATCATTCACCAACCGGCTTCGAGTGGGGTTATGGCGGCAGTGGTCCTGCGCAGTTGGCGCTCGCGCTTCTCGCCGACGCATTGCAAGACGATGGGGCGGCGTTGCGGCTGCATCAGCCTTTCAAATGGCAGGTGATCGCCAAGCTGTCCGATCGATGGCTGATAAACGCCTGCGACATCGTTGAGTTTCGAAATGCAAACGAAACCGGCGCGTCAGAAAGGAGGTCGAGCCCCGCTGACTGAATCAGGAATCTTTCGTTCACACGCGCAACCCATAGAGGGAGCTTCAAATGTCATCTTTCCTAGCATTGATCACGCCAATCGATGGCGGCCTGCATCCGTCGCATCCGATCGCACCCGGCGGGCAGCCTCCGGGAATCTGGCCGTCACCCGGACATCCGTCCCATCCGATTGCACCGGGCGGACAGCCTCCGGGAATTTGGGGAGGAGCGCCGAGCTACCCTGACATTGGCGGACCACCGCCGCAGCCGGGAATCTGGCCGTCGCCGGGACACCCGTCGCATCCGATCGCACCCGGCGGACAGCCTCCGGGAATCTGGCCGTCGCCGGGACATCCGTCGCATCCGATTGCGCCGGGCGGGCAACCTCCGGGAATTTGGGGTGGCGGCAACGAGCCCTTCCCGACTCCTCCCATCTTCATCGGGCCGCCAGCGGAGCAGCCCGCCGACAGGCCGATCGAGTGGCATTCGGCATGGTCGCCACAGACCGGCTGGATCGTGGTCGGCGTGCCGACTGTCCCGGTGCCGACGCCGTCAGCATCACCCGACAGCGCCGCAAAGCAGCAGTAACCGCTGTGAATGAAGGGAGGAGGCGCTTAGCGCGTCCTCCTCCCTCATTCCAAACAGCACGAGTGATCCAGTGCCGCGCAAGAGTTTTCTGATCGCCGCATTGTTAGCGTGGACCGGCATCGTCGCGGCGATGATTTCGTCGGCGCGCGAACCGGTGACAGTGACACCGGCCGCGGCACTCGACGAGCGTTGGCCAGCGGAAGAAACGTCGACGCTGAAGAAACAGGATCGCCTTCCGCTGCCGCAGCTCGATCCGTTGCCGGTCAAGACCGAGACCATCACGCCAGTGCCGCCGCCGCCGATGCTGCCGCCCGAGAAGGCGGTGGTCGTTGTGCCGGAAAAAGCACAGCGCGAAAAAGCACAACACGAATTTGAGCCCGACGGCATCTGCAGTCGCGGCAAGATTTGGCGAACGGGACGACATGGGTGGAAATCTTGGAGATGCCGACGATGAAGCGACAGGCGCCGGAGGACAACAGCCCGAAAAAAGATGACGTGCGGGTCATGCTCAACGCGAAACAGGTTCTGTCCCTGATTGCGATCTCGCGCACGACACTGTTCCGGCTGGAGCGCGAAAAACTATTCCCGCAAGGTCAGGCGATCACACCGCATAGAAAACTGTGGTTCAAAGATGAAGTGATCGCTTGGCAGCGAGACTTGCAAGACGAAGACAGCGCGCTGTCGCAGAAAG